CCGACTGCATGCGCTTCGCAGGCCCAGTGACGAGGTCGTTCAAGCTGATGGTGAATGCGAAGTTTTCCAAGTCACTCTTTCATCTGCGCTTCCAACCACGCGCGGTGTCTCAGGACGGTCTCCGCCACGATCTGAAACGCCGCCTCTGCATGCGGGGAATTGCGGTCCCCGGTGAGCCACTCTCCGAGTCCGAAGGCGAACTCACTGGGGAACCTCGATTGGCTCTGAACGAGTTCCCCGACTATTTTTGGTGCTGGGATCCCCCCATCCCCACGAGCTTCTTGAAGCGCTCGGAGTTGCCGAGGCTCACGTGGAGCCCGGGGAACTTGTCGAGCAGAGCGTCGAACTCCTCGCGCGACGGGTAGATCACGATCGTGCGCGACAGCTGCTCGAGGCCCTTGAACCCCTGCCCCTGGTCCTGCTTCGCCGTGTACGTGTCGAACTCCCGCTTCGTCGGGACCCGAAACACGGCCTCCCACAGGAGCTCGCCGTCCTCTTCGTCGGTGTCCGACAGATGCACGATCCGTCCGTGCGTCTTCTTCAGTTCTTCCAGCTTTTCGATTGCGATGGCCATGCGCTTCCTCCGGTTTGGTTAGGAAGCGCGTCCTCACTCGTCCAGCTGCCGACGCGCTTGGGGTGGGCTACCGCTCACCCGTGATGTGTGCTCGCTACTGCGGCGGGGCGACCAGCGGGACCGCCAGGTCGTCGACTCCGTTGTAGAGGATCTTGATCGGGCTGAGGTCGAACTTCCTGACAGTGGGGTCCGGGCCCTGCGAGTTGTTGGACTCGGTGCTGTCCAGGTTGCACCCGAGAAGGATGTCCGTGATCGTGTCGAAACCGTTCTGCGTCCACGTCGCGTACACGGGAAACTGGATGTCGCCGTAGCCGGCACCGAGGTCCGACTGCAGGAGGTTGAACTCGGCCAGGTAGAGCTCGCAGTCGGCCGAGTACTCGTTCTCGCCGATGGTCTTCGCCAGCGGGTCCGGGCTGTTGCCTCGGACGAGAGCGCGGTTCCTCTTGCGCGTGTAGTTGATCGTTTTGAAGCCGATGTAGATCCGGCCGGCGATCTTGAGCTCCACGCTGTTCAGCGAGTGTTTGACGCCGTTGATAAACGGGTATGCGAGGGGGGTCGTCATGGTGGTCCTTCAGCTCCTCACGCCGCAGCGTTCCCGTTTTGGAACCCGATCGTGATGTCCTCTTCGAGCACGTAGCCGCGCCCCTGGATGGTCACGTTGATCGGGACCTTGCTCGTTGCTCCCACGTTCGCGGTCTGGTCCACCACGACGGTCGACCCGCTGATCTCGGACGTGGCGAGCATGTTCGCGGTCAGAGCGCCCTGGATGCCGTTCTGGATCGTGAGCGCGTCGTTGATGTAGAGCGTGCCGCTCGGGTTCAAGCGAACATCGTCGTTGATCTCTTCCTCGCCGGCCTGGTGCACGATGTCGCACGCCACGTCCATGACGTTGCCGCGAGGTAGGATCGTGAAGTCCGAGCCGCTCGGGCTCATCAGATTGGGGTTGACGATGAAGTAGCCCTGCTTGCCGAATCGGGTGCGGGCAGAGGTGAACCGCGCTGCATCGAGGCCGGGGCTCACGCGCTCGTCGTGGTAGTTGAATCCGTCCTTCGGATCGTTCGACGGGTCCACGACGATCTGAGAGAGAGCGCCATCGCGGACGCGCCCGGCGTGACGCTGCGGCGGGATCGTCACCTGGCGGGCAGCGAGGGCCCACGCGAGCGGGCGCCGGTACCTCGGGGTGCCTGCCGATGCGTTCGGGTACGCGCTCGGCATGTTGTAGTAGCCGGCGCACGCACAGATCCGCTTCGCGCTGACAGCCGAGTAGTCGAGCGCGATTGCGGCGCTCCACGTCGCGTCCGTCTCGCCGGCGCCGCCGTACGCGGTCGGCTGGTTCGAGTCGCGCGCCGAGATGATGCAACGTGTGAACACGAACCCGGTAGCGAGCGTATTCAGGTATCCCTGGATCGTCGTTGCGTCCGCTCCGCTCATGCCCTGCTGAGTGCCGGCCGTCGCGATCGTGCTGCCGACGATGTGCACGGAGCCGATGCCGGCAATCGCGTACTGGCTTGCCGCGAAGGTGTTGAGGGCCGTCTGAATGTTGGCCGTCGAGATCGAAGGTCCCGTGGTCGCGAACTTGAACGTGTCTCCGGCCGTGAAGTTGCCAGCTGCGAAATTCAGCGTGATTCCCGTGTTCGAGATCACGTAAGTGGCAGCAGTCCCCGGGAGGATCACGGGGCCGAAGGTGCGCCCGGCGTCGAGCGAAATCTGCATCGTCCACCCGGACGTGCCTTTCACTCCACCGGTCACGATCTTCATGAACACGTAGTAGTCGTCGAAGGCGCCGTTTGTGGCGTCGAGAGTGACCGTCACGACGCTCGGAGAAGACACCGTGTTACCGGCGCCGACCTGGACGGTTTCCGCGGTTCCGGTCGCCGCCTTCGCAAGCGGCACGGCGAGCACGACGCCGCCGGCGAGGACCGAGAGGGCAGCCGCCTCGGGGAGCGCTCCGTACCCGAGCGACGTCTGCAAGCTGCTCGGCTGAGTCGTGGCGATGAGCTGGCCAGCCGTGGCAGTGCCGAGCGACGCAAACCCGATGACGAGCTGCACGCTGTTCGCCGGAGTGACGATCGACGCGCCCCCATCGAGCACCGTGATCTGAACTTCACCTGTCGTGGTCATCAGGCAGCCTCTTTCGTCGTGTGAGTCATGTGACCGGGGTCACCTCGGTTGGATCGCCCTGGTACGCGACGCCCGCGGACATCCCGGTGCCTCTCGGCACGAACGGCAGGAGGTGATCGAGGATCGGCGTGGGGATCGGATTGGTCGTGAAGACGAACTCCCGACCGAGGATGTCGCTCTGGTCCCCTTCCACCTTCGCGTCCGTCCAGTCGCCCCGATCCGCCATCACGACGGGATTCCCCGGCATGAGGCGCTGAATCGACTGCAGCACCGCCTGGTAGAGCACCTGCGTGAAGTCGTAGTCGTCGTCGACCACCGTCTCGGGGTTCGAGCGATCCGGGTTCATGCCCCAGCACCGGACCTCGAACACCACGGCATCCGTGCCGATCGTGCGCTCCGCGATCTGCAGTAGCGACTCGGCCGAGTAGGGCGTGTTCGTTGCTGCCCGAGACGAGCTCGACGGGGCACGCGGCCCGAAGCTGCTCCGGAGCGGCGTGAAGATGATCCGCGGCGGCGCGCTCTCGGTCGGCTTCCACTGGCTGCCGAGCAGAATCTTCCCCTCGGAAAGCGCCGGGTAGCCCGCGTCCGCGAGTGCTGCCACCACGTCCGCGGAGATCGCGTTGACGATCGTACTGATGACGCCCGGCACTCACCGGCCCTCCAGGGCGCGCTTCGTCGCGGCCGCGCTCGCGTCCTTCAGGTCCTGGTTCCAGCCGGCGGGCAGCGTGCCCGTCGGGAGGATGGGTCGCGCGGCCATTCGGCTCGTGCCCTTCTGGTGGAAGAGCGCCGGGGCCTCCGGGTTGAACGTCACGCCGATGCCAGCGCCCGGAAGGGGACTGACCTCGAGCTCGTGGTCGCGCATCTCGCGCGTATTCGTGAGCGGGGGAGAAGTCCGACCCCTACGGATCGTCGCAGGCCGGAGTGGTGCCCACGGCTTGCCGTAGGGATCGACGCCTCGGTCAAACTGCTCCTGCAGCCGTCCGTGGATGCGCTCCGCGGCATCGCGAGACGCCTGCGAGGGGACAGCGGCGAGCCGCCCGATGTTGCGCTCGAGCTGACCGAGGCCCTTGAAGTCGCCCGCCATGCTCACGTGGCACCGAACCCGGGACCGATGCTGTCCACGAAGTAGGAGTCCGTTCCCGTGAAGACGATCGTCTTGCCCCCGCCGGGGGTCTCCGTCGCAACGAGCACGTCGTCCGGGAACGCCAGACGAAACCCGGAAGCTGCGATCACCGGGATCGCGTCGCCGCCGAAGATCACCACGGTCCCGCCGGCCGTCGAGTGGGCGTAGATCTGCCGCACGGTCGCGCCCACCGGTAGGGTCACGGTTCCGCTCGCTCCGCCGCTGTACCGCCATGTTCCCTGGGCCACCGCTCACCAGCCCCGCGTCGCAGCGGTCCCGCCGGTGGCGAGATCCACGACGCTCGACGTGAAGACCATCGGCTGCTCCGTGTTCGTCGACGGAGACGGCTGCGGGGTGACGTCCGGGTGGAGCTGTTGCTTCTGGATGAGCTCGAGCTGGCGAAGCGCGCGGTTGTAGCGAGCCTCGTACTGGTTGTCGGTGCCGCTCGACCCGGGCTTCAGGCCCCGGATGTCCATCAACCGATACGTCGCGATAACGGCCGTGATCTCGGTGATCGAAGCGTCCCACGCGACGAGCGGTAGCGGGTACCGCGCGCGGATGTGGCGATCGACCTCGTCTGCCGCCGCGTCGAGGGCCGCCTGCTTCTGGTCGGTGGTCAGCGTCGCGAATGCGGTAGCGGGTGCACCGTATCGGACGAGATCAGCGATCGAAGCGTAGGCGGCTGACATGGCGGGCCATGGGGAGCCTCAGACGCCCGAGCGGCTCGAGAGCCACGCGAACGACCAGGCCGGGCTCATGCGGGAGTGCGCGCCGTAGAGGAACGCGTGCTGATCGAAGACCACCGGATCCGTGGGCGCGTTCCGGTAGAGGAACTGAGCGGCCTCGCGCTGGATGATCGAGAACGGCTTCCGCGGCTTGCTGGTGACGAGCATGTACCAGGCTGCCGCGCTCGACAGATCCGGCCACACGAGGAGGTCCGACGTGCCGCGCTGCGTGTTCTCGGTCGTGCCCACCATCGCGTAGTTCGGGCCGGGACCGGCGCCGAGGTTGCCCCAGATGGGCGCACCGAGGAACGCGGCTTGGAGGATCGGAGTCGCGGTCGCCTTGAGCATGACCGGCACCATGGTCATGTCTGGCAGGATGCCGAGCTTCTCGCCCGACTCGCTCTTCCGGTTCGCCATGTCCTGCCACACCGTCGCGTAGCTGTTCAGAGCGAGCGCGCCGCCCGTCTGGATGCCTCCGATCGACGTGCCGCTCGCGCCGTAGTCGTTCGGGTAGGTGCCCTTCGACGAGTCGTAGAAGTCGATCGGGTGCGCGCTGTTCCAGTGCGACAGACCGTCGAGGCCGTTCTGCCGCGAGCCCTTCTGGCTCTTCGCGTTCTCGAGAAGGTCACGAAGGACGTAGTCCTCGTTCTTCTTGATGTTCATGCCGAGCTGCGTCGGGCGATGGCTGAGGAGCCCCGTGTGGTCGTCCTTCATCACGAAGATGTCGAACGACTCGGTGAGCTCCCAGAGCTGGACGGTCACGAAGTAGGTCTGCGGAGCGGGCTGCTCGGTGATGCGGGATCCCAGCCACTCGCGCATCGTGCGGCCCATGCCGGTCCAGCCCTCGGCGTACTGCGTCGTGCCCGTCGGGATCGTGGTCGCGATCTTGTTGAAGACCGTCTCCGTGGTCCCGTAGGCGAGCGTGAGCGTCGTGTTGACGTTCGTGAAGAACGCAAGCAGCTGGTTGGTTGCCGTGATGTCCATTGGGGGTCCTCTTGGGCTCCTCGATCAGCGCGTTGCGATCACCAGTTGACGACGAGGAAGTCCACGTCGCTTGCGTCGTCGCCGGGGTGCGTGCCGGCCGCGACCGCACCGAAGATCGACAGGGCCGCCGTGCCGGCGACGCCCGCCGTTCGGTTTGCCACCGGGGCGTCGTACGTGACGGTCGTGGTGCTTCCGGCGTGGAAGGTGTTGCGAGTGATCATCACGGCGCTCGTGGTCGTGCTTCGCAGGAAGAGCCCCTGCGTCACACCGAGCACCTTGGTTCCGCTCGCGAGCGTGACCGTTCCCTTGGAGACGCGCGGGTAGAACGTCGGATCGTCCGTGTCGATGACCTTCGCCTTGCCGCACAAGGCTTTCCACTCCGAGCCCGCGAAGATCGTACCTTCGCTGACCTGGATGACCTGGCCGGGAGCAATCGCGGAACCGGCAACCCACCAGTCGGGCCGCGTGAGCGGAGCCGTGGTCGCGACCGTGCCGACGACGTAGGGACCGTTCTCTTTCGCCGTGGTCTGCGCCGTGAGGAGCACGACGTCTCCCGCGACGTACGTGATGCCGTCGGTGTTCGTCGCGACCGTGAAGGCCGTGAGCGAGTGGTTGGTGGCGAACGCGGCGCCGCGCGCCTTGAACTGCGTCGAGCCGCCCGGGGTGGGCGCGTTCGGGTTCGAGGGCACCGTGAAGCCGGGGCCGACGCCGACCTGAACCGCCGTCGGGTTGTTGGGGTCGAACGGGAAGATCAGGCCCGCGATGGGGCGCGTCCCGCCGCCGTCCGTGAGCGCCACGGTCTGGTTGTCGACCACGTAGCAGTACGAGAACACGTTCGCGGCAGCGATGAGGTCCACACCGGCCGCGCTGTTCACGAACGCGAAGACGCCGGGCTTGACGTTGATCGTCAGAGCTCCCGCGCCGCCCGAGCTGTTGTCGACGTGCGCTTCCGCGCGCCCCGCGAGCTTGAGTGCCGTCGAAGCGGACCCGCCCACTGCGTTCCCGGATGCATCCGCGGCCACCATCGTGCCCGCATAGATCAGAGTCGTCGCCGCCATCGGCAGGTTGATGAGGTACGGGACGACGGCGTCCGGCGTGCCGTACTGGGGGGCTTTGCGATCGACTGCTGTTGCGGTCATGTGGGTGGATCCTCTGGTGGCTCTCGGTTGACGTTCAGTGCTTCGGCGCGGACTGCGACATCAGGGCCGCCGTCTTCTTCGCCTCTTCCATGTACTTCTCGAGCGACAGCCCGGCGGCTCGCGCGCTGATCTCGTACATCTCGCGCTCTTCCTTCGACATCGCCGAAAGGTCGAGCGAGGGGACCGCGGCGGAGCCGTCCGCGTTCTGCTTGGGCAGAGTCGGATCGTCCACCGTGTGGAGCTTCTTCGGGAGGGAAGCCAAGTAGCCCTTGAGCCACTTCGGGTCCTTCATGCCCTGCGTGCGGAGCGAGGCCATGCTCGCTCGCGTGATCTTTCCTTCGCGTGCGGCCGTCGCGAGGATCCCGTTCACCTTGTCGGCGCGCGTGGTCGACTCGAGCTTCCCGACGCGGGCTTCCAGCTTCGATGCGTTCGCGAGGCGGGACTTGATCCCGGCCATCGCGCCGATCGCTTCGCTCAGGTTCTTCGTACCGGTGAGCGCGACGATCGCGCCGTAGACCTTGGCCGCCGTGCCCTTCTTCGAGAGGGCGGCAATCGCCTTGGACTTCGACTTCTCGTCGTCCTCTTCGGCGTCGTCATCTTCCTCGGCCGAGGCGTCGTCATCGTCGTCCGAGTCGTCGGGCTTCTTGCCCGGCTTCGACGACGACGGGGGCTCGTCGTCCTCTTCCTCTTCGGACTCTTCCTCGGATTCCTCTTCCGACTCTTCGTCCTCGGCCTCGCCGTCGTCTTCCTCGAGCTCGTCCGTGCGGGTCCGCTTCGAGTATTTCATCTTGGCTTCGGCAGCAGACGCCGCCTTCAAAGCCGCGAGCGCCGCCTTGCGCTCCTCGGGAGTCTTCGCGGATTCGACAGCCGCTTCGGCCTTGGTGACCGCCTGAGTGAGAGCGAGGAGCGTTTTGGCCTTCATCGTCGTGGGTCTCCGAAGCGTCTTCGTCGTCTTCGATCCGGTGGGGGACTTGCCCCCCATTCTTACGGGGTCGGCATTGGGGGCGTCAACCCCCGAAGTTTCACTGCGCAGAGCGTCGATGAACTCGTCCCACCCGAAGACGCCGTCCGCGAGTCCCGACGCGATGGCTTCTTTTCCGAGGAAAGTACCCGCTTGCAGTTTCGCGATTTCGGCGGGTTTCATCGCGCGAGAATCGGCGACTGACGCGAAGAAGATTTCTCCGATCTGGTCCACGCGCGCCTGGATGACGGAGAGGATTTCCTCCGTGAGCGGCCGATCCGGGTGCCCGTCCGCCTTGCGCGCGCCCGTCGTGACGAGCTCCACGCGCACGCCGCTTTTCTTGTTCATCTCCGTCGTGTCGATCGCTTCCGCGATCACGCCGACAGATCCGACACCCCCGGTGGTCGGAACGTAAATCTCACTCGCTGAGCACGCGAGCCAGTACGCTGCCGAGTAGCAAGCCTCGTTCGAATATGCGTAGAGCGTCTTTCCCGAGGCCGCCGCGAGGTCTTTGATCGTGCGGTGCGCTTCCTCGACGCCGCTCGCGTCTCCGCCGGGCGAGTCGAACCGCATCACGACGCACGTGCTCTCCGGATCGTCGAGCGCCTCCTGCACGCGGCGCACGATCGAGTCGTACGAATCGAACCAGCCCTCGTGGTGTTCGAGCGGACCGCACACCGACACGACGGAGATCCCGCCCTCGAGTAGCTCGTTCGGGTAGTAGCCGCCGAAGAACCAAGACCCGAACGCCTTTGGGTCGATGCACGCCGTCTTCCAATGCGCGGACTTGAGCTCGATGCGGTCACCCTTCTCGTGCGCGGACGCGCCCGATCGAGGCTGCGGCCTGAGGTTCGCGTTCATGTTGCTTTCTCCAGCTCGTCGCCCGCGTACCACTTGTGTGTTTTCTTGGTTCCGTCGAAGAGGACTCCGTACGCGCCGTCCTTGATGATCTTCACGGTGCCGGGGACTCCCTCGTGTTCCGGCATGTGTTCTTTGCCGGAGATCACTTGCACGCGGTCAGCAAGCGCAAACGTGGCGGTGTTCCCCTTCGCGCTTCGCATCGTTTCGGGCGCGGGCTCGTCGTCTGCCGCCGCGTCGTCGGTGGCGCTGTCCTTCTCGGCAGCATCCGCGGTGCCCGTTGCGCCGGCTTCCTTCGCTTCGACTTGCAGCGGCGCGACGTCCTCGAGATCACCCGCCGAGAGATTCAGCCCGAGCGATCGAGCGAGCGCCTCGACGTCCGTCACCTTCTTGCCCGCCTGGCGCAGCGTGTAGAGCACCGTCGCGAGCACCTTGAGCGCTTCGGCGCGCTGCACGCGGTCCTCGATCGGGTCGATGTCCCACGTCATGCGCGGCGCGATCTCGGCGCGCCCGTAGTTGATGGCGGCGAACGGTCGCGCCATCTGCGTGTAGATCGTCCGGCAGAACCCGCGCGACTTCGAGCCGAGCAACGTCTGCTTGACGTCGCCGTGTTCACGCGCTGCCGCGAGAGAGCCTTCCTTGACCTCGCTCGTCAGGTTTTGTGCCTGAAGGGCGAGCGTGATCTCCATGTTGCACTGCTCGATCAGCTTGAAGAACACTTCCCAGGATTGGTCCTTCGGCTCGAGGTACTCGATGTCGTAGAGCCCGACGGTCGGGTCCGAGCTCCGTGGCAGCTGCGCGATCGACTCCTGCCCGAGGCGCGAGAGCGTGGCGCGGAAGTCGGCAATCGCTTTCGGGTCCGCACCGAACGGCGTCCACGCCTTCGTGACCGGAAAGCCGTGCTTTTCGCTGTAGCGGCTCGCGTCTCGAAGCGCGTAGTTGCGCGAGAGCCACCACGGCGCGACGCCGCGGACTGCACCGCGGATCCATCCTCGGTACTCGCCGTGCGGCGCGTGGAGCACCCAGTGGCCGTCACCACCGTTGATGACCGCCTGCCCATCCATCGTGACGGCGATGAACTTGCGGAGCGGCCAGTTGTAGTACGTAAAGCGCGGGTGCCACGGAACTAGGTGCGGTTTCCACACGTCAGGGTCGCTCGTGTCCCAGAGCAGCTGCGCCGTCCAGAATCCGATCATCGAATCCCACAGCATCGCGTCCGAGAGCGCGGCCTCCGTGCCGATGTTCGGCCACGCCTCTTGCCACTGGTCGAGACATTCCTTCGCTTCGTCGTCATCCTCGAACGCGGGCGGGATCGACCAGCGGATCGGGCGAGAGAAGAGTCCGCCGTTCAGCGACGCGAGCGACGCCTGGATCCGTGAGTCGCCGACCATGCTGTCGATCAGCTGCGCCGGCGTGTCGAAGATCCCCGCCATCAGCGACTGGAGCGCCGTTCGCGTCTGCCCGATCGTCCACCCCGTTTGGACGTTGATGTTCGGGATCTCGCGGTTGATGACCGTCGCGCGATCCGTCAGCGTGCCGACGTCCGCCGTCGGATCCTGAACGGGCTGCCACGCGGGATCGTCCGTCGGTGGGACCGGCTCCTCGAAGCCGTAGGCCCCGCCGGAGTTACCGGCGGGAACCTTCGTGACGCCATCGCCACTCAGCGGGTGTCCCGCGAAGGGGCTCGGGTCGTCGGCCATCGTTCAGCTCACACCGATGGCGGCGTGTCGCTCAGCAGGCCGATGATGTTCTCGATCGCCGTCTTCTTCTTCTTCTCGGTCTCGTCGATCATCCCGCGGATCGATTCGGCGCGCTTCCGCTCCGCCATGATCTTCTCGACGTCGTCGAGCTTCGCGATCCCCTCGATGCAGCTCCGGTGCGCCTTGTCGAGCGCCTTCAGCTCGTTCGTGAGGGCCTCGATGTTCTCCTTGCCCTTCGCGTCGGCGTTGTCCTCGCACCAGAACGCGAACGTGTGGGACTCCTGCGCTTCCTTCATGGCGAGCGAATCGGTATGCGCCTCGTCCTTCGCGAGATCGTCGAAGGTCGCGAAGGTGCGCCGGCACTCGAAGCAGACGCACGACATCGTGAGCACGCGCCCGTCGCGTTCGGCTCGCGCGACCTCGTGGATCCGTTCCTTCGCCATGAACTGGCGCTTCTGTCCGTCCTTCGCGCGCACGATGCGCGAGGCACCGATCGCGAGCGGGACGAGCCCGGTTCGCTTCTGGTGCTGCGTGTCGTTCTGCCGCGTGAGCTGAGGCGCTCGCAACGGCGGGTCGTGAGAGAACGGGTTCGGGATCCTCGGGGCCTGGGCCTTTTGCGGCTGCGCTACTTCGCTCATGGTTTGGGTTCACTCCGTGGGTTCGTACGTTTCGACGCCGGGCCTTCCGGCTCGGGTCGTGCTTCTTCGCGTGGCGCGACGCGCGGCTCCGGGTTCGCCTCGATGTGCGGGCGCTCGCGGTCACCGACGCGGATCCCGGCGTCCACGCGGCGCGGATGGTCCGGGCGGTCCTTCACGCGGATCACAGCGTGTCTCCGAGGCGTTCGAAGTCAGAGCGGCTCATCGGGTCACGATCGCGGAAGCGCTCCGAGTCGAAGCACACGATCAGCTTGCCGACCGGTTCGCTTCCCTTCGGACCCGCGAACACGAAGCCGTCGACCGTGCGGCGCCTGCCGTCGCTGCCGCCGTAGCCGGCGCGGTTCGAGCCCATGCCGAGCGCGGAGCGCGGGAGCTCGAACCAGAATGTCGCGGGGTCGAGCCCGAACGCGCGGCACAGCGTCGAGTGTTCGAAGTCCGGAACCGCGCGCCACTTGGTCTCCGTCGGGAACATCTCCAGACGGATCGGGATGAGCCGCGGGTCGCGTCGTGACCGTTCGCGGATCGCCTGTGGGACCTCGGTGAATTGGGGGTTCACGCCCCCGAACCTACCAGCCGACGGACGGGGGCGCTACCCCCCGACGATCCGGACGCCCCGCCGCTCGAGCTCCGGACGGACCTCGTCCCACACGGTTTCGCAGGCTTTCGCCATCGTGGCCTGTCCGTTCGAGAGCGGGACGCGCGGGGTGCCGAGCCATCGGACCTCGTCGCAGGGGGTGCCGCTGTGGTGCGTCGCGAGCCACTTGCGAGCCGCGCGCACGACCGCAACCCCCTCCACGATCCACGGCCCTCGGATGTCAAACTTGGTCGCGATGAACGCCGAGACCTGCGACCAGCCGAGGTGCATGAAGTCGTCCGTGTGGAGCACGAGCTTCGCCGAGTGCGCCGGTGGGTGGAGCAGATTCGAGAGCGTCGTCTTCCCCGCGCGTGGGACGCCGGCGATCAGGAGTCTCACGATCCACCCCATCCGACTGGGAGCCTGCGTCCACACCCGTGGCACGCGACCACCTCATCTCCTGTTCGCATCCGGTTCATGGTCTCACCGCAACCGGCTCCGCGCGCACCTTCGCGAGTAGCCGCGCTAGCAGCTTTCGCATCGCCCAGTCTCGTGCGCCGCCGTCCCGCCACTCGGTCTCGTGATACTCGGAGCCGATAGAATGACGCTTGTCACCGCGCACGACGGTCGCGTAGCACGTCACTTCATGCCGGCGCCGATTGTGTTTCCACTCCGTCCGCACCTCGTCGCACTCTTTCGCGAGCGTCCCCAGTAGGTCCGCTTCTGTCATGCCTTCGTAGCTCACGAGAACCTTCCTCTCCGTCTCCAATTCAGCCTCTTCCCGTTCGCATGCCGCACCGGCACGCCCGACGCTTCCGCCGCCTTCATGATCGATTCGAAGGACGAGTAGTCGCCGAGCAGGAAGCGCGCACGTGCCGGGCCGTCAAGCGCCTCGAAGATGACGAGCGCGGTCGCCCATGGGGGTTCGGTTGGGTCGAGGATTAGGTTCAACATCACGGCTCCTTCGAAGGGAACAGCTGCCTCGGTGGCAGCGGCTCGGGCTGCTTCGGCACCGAGTGCGGGCCGTACAGTTTCGCGAACTCGCGCATGGTCGCCATGTGGATGGCCGCCGCCGTGTCCGCTTCGCTCTCGGCCTTGCGCGTCTTCGCTTCTTGCTCGCGAATGACCAGGCTGCGCATCCTGGCCTCCAAGTCTGCTAAACTCTCCATCAGAACTCCCATCCTCCCCGGATCGCTTGCGGCGCCTGCACGGGCGACGCTCCCGCACGGAAGGCGCCATGCCTCCGGTCGTGCCAGAGCGCGTTCAAGAGAGCCGGCACGAGGTCCGCGTGGCCCATGCCCGCGCGCCTCGGCAGCACGAACGTCATCGCGCCGCCGCGCTGCGGGACGGCGATCACGCTCTTCAGTTGCGAGATGAGCATCGGGTTGTTCGGCAGCACGAGTGCGCTCTCACGCAGGAGCTCGCGGCCGTACATGAAGGCGTCCGTCTTCTGCTGCCGCCCGAGCGACGGGTGCCCCTGCAAGACCTGCATCTCGTACGGCGCCGCAGCCTCGCGGAGGTTCAGCACGTAGTGCTTGTCGGCAGTGAGCTCCGTGCAGCCGCCCTCGCGCGCGTCGTCCACGTACTTGCGGCAGATGACCGATGTGACCAGCGGCTTGCCGGGTTCGGGCGAGTCCATGTCGACGTGCACGACCACGACGCGGCCGCCATGCCGCTCGACGATGACGTGGGCCGAAGAGTCCGCCTCGAAGCCAAGGTCGACGCCGCTGGACGCCATCGCGCGCTTTGCGCCCGTGCCGAGCTCCTTGCCACGAGCGACCGCAGCGTCCACGAGCGACGACGGGAAGAATGCCCCCGTCGCGTCGGTCAGCACGCAGTCGTACTCGCGAAGAGCGTTCGTGGGATCGATCGCGAGCTCGAGATCCCGCTTCGCCGCGATCTCCGGGTCTCCGTCCCGCATCAGGAGCGACGTCGCCATCGCCGCGAGCGCCGTCGTCGGGTTGCCGAAGTTCTTGTCGAAGAGATCCGCCGTGAACGACTTCACGGGCCACGGCGTCGAGCACATGATCTCGGGAGCCCCGGGGAGCAAGCGAGGCCGCGCCGACGAGAGGATCTCCTCCGTCTTGATCACTGAGTCCGGCTTGCTCGTGTCCACGAACTCCGCCTCGTCGACCAGGAAGAGCAGGAACGAGAAGCCTCGACCTGCCGCGCCGCCGCCGCTCTTCGCCGTCGTCGTGAAGTACACGTCCCGCCCGTCGCGCCGCAGGATGAACTCCTCGGTCGTCGCCTTCACGAGCATGCGTTCGAGCTCCGGCATGCCGCGCACGATGGCGAGCGCTCGTTTCAGCGCAATCCGGGACTGCTTCTTCCGCGGGCTCACGATCGCGACGGCCGGATCGTCGCCAGGGCCGCACCGCGACAGATCGCCGACGAGCATCCGGTGGAGGCCGAACATCGAGCAGAGTTGCGTCTTGCCCGAGTCGCGCCCGAAACGGAGCACGATCATTCGTCTCGCTCCGGCCGGCACGTGGGTGATCCCGCCGAAGATGTCCCGCTCGAGCTGCGTCTCCGGATCCGCGCCGTCGAACGCCACGCGTGCCGTGGCGTGCTGCGCCTTCGTGAGCCGGAGCCCCATGCGCCCGTAGACGCGACGAGTCCAGTCCGTGAAGCGCGGCGGCACCTCGCGGACGTACGGCTCGAGGATCTCTGAGACGGCTTGCGTCACTCGCCCATCTCCCGGATCGCCTTCACGACTAGATCCTGAATCCACTTCGTCACCGGGGCACCCGCTCGAGCCGCGCCGTACGTCGCGCAGAGGTACTCGCCCTCGGTGAGACGTATGGTCACGACGCGATGGCGGGGGACGGCCGCTGGGAGCGCGCCGGGCTTGCGGGGCGGAGGTGGGCCCGCTCGCGTCTCTCCGTCGAGCTCGTCGAAGTGGTCGTCGTCGCTCACGGCGTCGCCTCCGGCTCGAGCGCAGGCAACGTCGCGCCGCACTTCTCGAGCAGCTCGCGAAAGCGAGGATTCCGGAGCGCCTCCCGCATCTGCTCTTCCTCCTGCTCGGGCGTCGGCTTCCCCTCAGGCGGCTCGTCGTCGTCCCCGCCCTTCGGTTGCTGCATCCGCGTCCGCGCGTAGAGCAGGTCGCGCGCCGCGCCGCTCCGGACCTTCGGGCTGGCGCTGTGCATCATTTCCTCGAGTACACGGAGCGCCTTCACCTCGAGCTGCTCGGACATAGCCAGCGGGTCGCCGACGGGAACGGGGTCGTAGGGCGAGATCGGTGCCTCCCCGCGGGGGTACTTCGGCGGCCGTGGGGCGTCGGCTTTCCGTGCGCCCGCGCGCGCGAGCTTCGGCTTGGCGGCGTCGGTCACGAGCCACGCTCCGGAGGTGCGCCACGCTGACCCCTCACGATTCCTCTTGACATATGGTCAGCAAAGTTTGCTGGATCGCGCGGTCTCTGGTCGCCTCGATTCCACCACCGACGAGCACCCCCACGGTCGATCAGCCGCTCTCGCACCGCTCGCACGTGGTCGACCCAGCACAACGCGACCACGAAGCGCTCGACCACCGCCGGATCGAACCACTCGCACGAGCCGTCGCTGTGCAGCGTGACAAGGGCGCCGGCGATCACGATCGCGCCCCCAGAGCCTTCGCGATCACGTCCGACCTCACCGCTGCCGTACGCTCATCGGCCCGCCGAGCAAGGGCCCCCGCGAGCATCCGCAACGCGCCCTGCACCTCCGGAACGAGCGTCGCAGCGTCGGCCCATTCGTTCGCGAGCCTCGCGGCCTCCGTGAGCCCGAAGCCTTCGCCGATCGTCTTCGCGTCCTGCAGCGACTTGCGTATCTCTTCGACCGTCATCGCTAGCTGAACCTCATCGTCGGTCCGTGAAACGTCGCCGTGACCGTCCCAAGCCTCCCGTTCCGGTGCTTCGCGATCGCGATCTCAACGTCCTCGGGCGGCGACGCATCCGTCTCCGGCGGTCGATCCTTCTGGTAGTACGCGGGCCGAAACGGAAAGAGGATCCCGTAGGCGTCTTCCTCGAGCGAGCCCGACGCGCGAAGGTCGCTCATGTTCGGCCGCTTGTCGGGCCGCTTCTCGACGTCGCGGTTCAATTGCGCGAGGTCGACGACGACGCACCCGAACTCACCCGCGATCCCGAGGTTCGCCTTCGAGATGCGCGTGATCTCCTGCTCCGCGCTTTCTCCGCGCTGTCGCTCGCCGTTCATGATGTGCACGTGATCAACGACGACGAGACCGAGTTCGAGGTGACTGCCAAACTCCCGTTTCAGCGTCGCGAATTCTCGGCGCACCGCTGAGCGAACGTCGGTGACCGTCGCGCGCGGCGCGTGGACGACGCTCATCGGTCGCTTCCGGAGGGGCTCGACCTGTCCAGCCATCGCATTCCAGTCTTCGTCTCGCATCGTCTTCGGGCTCTTCAGCCGCCCGAACGGGATCCCTGATTCCTGCGACATCACGCGAAGCATGAGTTGCCCTCGCGGCATCTCGATCGACACGAGGATCACCGCGAACCCGATCGCCGCGACGCTGAGCGCGATCCCAAGTGCGAGCGCGCTCTTGCCCATGCCGGGGCGTCCCGCGATCGTGTACTTGTTTCCCATCGCGAGCCCCCCGTCGAGGAGCTCGTCGAGCGGTCCGATCCCCGTCGAGAGCGTGTAGATCATGCCTTTCTGGCCGTTCTTCTCGGCGGCTAGATCGTCGACCAGTTTCGGCACGAGCCGCTTGAACGTGCCATCCTCGTCCTCGCGCCGCGTGAACGTCGACTGCTCGAGCACACGCGCCTCGATGCTCTGCCCCCACTCGATCGGATCGTCCGTGGTCGTGAATCCTTCGGCGACGCCGAGCTGCAGGAGCGCGACCAGCCGTCGGCGGTAGCCGAGCTTCGCGACGACGAGTGCGTGCCCCTCGACGTGCGCGGTCGCTGGCGTCGCGTCCTGGATCTGCGCCAGGTATTTCACGCCGCCGACCTGATCGATCCGGTTCTGCTGTTTCAGCCACGACGCGACGAGTACCGAGTCTGGCTTCTGGTTCTCCGCCGCGAGCGCCTCGATGGCTCGAAAGATCCAGCGGTTCGCGTCGGCGTAGAAGTCCGAGGCGCGCACGAGTCCGACGACGGTCCAGTACCGATCGCCGTCGAGCAGGAGTGCCGATAGCACCGCGGCCTCGGCGTCGAGGTCGTGCGGGGGAACGCGCGTCGGGTTCTCGGTCACTGGGCGGCTCCCGGGACGCCTTCGGGGTCGGCGCCTGCCGCAGCGAGCACGAGGGCGCGCGCGGAGCTCAGTGGGTCAGGGCGGCCCTCCGCGGCGGCACGTTCGCGGGCTTCGCGTCCGAGACGTTCGGCTTCGGCGCGGCGGGCTTCGAGCTTTGCCTGCGCGGCGGCGCGGCGGGCGGTGACCGCAGGATCCTCGGCGGCTCCGGCCGGCTGTGACGGGCGCCGATTGGGATCCCTGAAGTCGCGACGCACCCACTTCGCGACGGCCTGGTTCCAGTCTTTCGAGGTCCGCCGGTCCGTCTGGTCCGAGGCGTAGTGCGTGCGGGCGACCGGCACGAGGGCATCGATCGCCCACCCCGGGATCAGCTCGGTCAGGAGCCCGCTCCGGGTGTCGTCCGAGAGCGCCCAGGCGTGGTGCATCGCGAACGGCCCTGGCGGGTCCGCGGGCACCGGCGCGCGCGCGTCTGGATCGGGATCTGGATCTGGAAGGGATTGGGAAGGGGAAGGGAAAGGCGCGTCCGCTTCGCGTGACGCACCCGTCGACGTCGCGTCGGCCGCGCGTGAAGTATCAGAAACAGAAGGGGATTCAGGTGGGGCCGGGAGCTTGCTCTCTGGCTCCTTGCCGTTGATGTACTGGTGCCGTTTGAAGGTCGGAATCACCCCAAACGTCCGACCCCCGTACACGTAGCGCTGGATGAATCCACGCGTCGCCAGCGCGTCGAGGACGCGTGAAAAGTCGCCGTCCCAGTAGGGCAGGATCGCCGCCTTGAGCTGCCTCGGTCGCCACTCGAAACGGCCCTCCCGATCGGCCTGGCACCAGAGCCCGGTGAAGCTCCGGAAGAGGTGCAGGCCGGGCTCTTCGAGCTCCGCGTCCCACAGGTCCTCATCGAGGTGGGCCTCCGGTTTGATCGAACGGATACGACCGCTCACCGCCCGCCCTCGTCCTTCCGGATCGCCGCCATGCCCCGCGACAGCACCGCGATCTCGACGGCGCGCCGGGTCTGGTCCGGACGCTCCCCGAGCCGGGCCGCGGTGCGCGCGACGAGCTCCTCGAGGTCCTTCTCCATGACGTCGGGGACGACGATGGTTCGCGGCGCGGGCCGCTCTGGCTGCCTTGCTGCCGTATTCTTCACGCCGCTTTCCTCCTCGTCCGCTTCTCTTCCACCGGCGGCGCCGTCACGAACGCGAACCCGCCTTCTCGACTCGAGAGATAGTTCGCGACCACGAAGCCGTCGCCCTCGTCGACCGTCCATGCCGTCGGCATGCCCAGCGACGTCAGGAACGCCCGCGTGAGCGTCTTCGCGTCCTTTATCGGCGCCTTGCCCATGAGCAGTTTGCGACCCGTGTGGGGGGCCACCGTGACGGCGCGGAGACCCAGCTTCTCGGCGAGCTGGTGCCTCACGACGCCGCCGAGCTCCCCGAGCGCGTGGGCGTGGGAATGCTGGGATGCGAAGCTGTAGCCCTCGATGGCCACCGCGTCGCACTCGTGCCGCCCGACGAAGTCGACGACCGCCGACGCGATCCGAAGGAGGCGACCGATCTTGAGATCGTCGGTCGCCTCCTTGGTGAGCTTCTCGCCGAACGTGTGCCGCGCGATGCGGTTCCAATCCCCGCACCAGGTGATAGGCACGGCAACGAGACCCGCGCCCCGAAGCGATAGGTCGAGTCCGGCGATCCGCGTGATCATTCCGCGCTCGCCTCCGAGTCGTCGTCCTCGTCCACCTGCTCGCCACTCTCCGGCGCGTCGTCACTCCCGGGCGGATCGCCCGCCTCGTCGCCGTCGTTCGCGGCCTCCGGCCCCTTCGGCTTCGCGGGAGCCTTCGACAGCCGCTCGTCCTCAAGCTGCCGTTCGGTGCCGGTCAGCGGGCGCTCGTTGATCACGTCGTCGAGGTCCGTCCGGATGTCGACGACGCTGCCGACGCGGTACCGGTACTCGCGCCGGATCTCGACGCTGCGGTAACAGCGCTTCTCCGTGTGCTCCTTCGAGAGCTTCGCGATGTCCGCGTCGATCTGCTTGATGTCCGCCTTCAAGTGCGCGGTCACGCTCTTGATGTCGGCCTGCTTCATCTCCTTGTCCGAGAGGAGCTTCATGACCTTGTTGCCGCGGTCGATCACCTCCTCGGGGGAGAGCGCGCACGGCATGGGTTGCTGGAAGTGCTCGATCTTCACGTCGCCCTTCGCGCCCTTCTCTTTCGGCTTTTTCGGTTTCGGATCCTTCGTCGGTTTCTTCGGTGCCATCGTGTCCTCCTGGTTGTCGTGTCGGTATCGGTCGAGAAAGGCGGGGCGGTCGGCGATCAGCTCGGACTCGACCCAGGCGACGACGGCGGCCATGGCCGCCTCGCTCCACTTCTGGACGTCTTCGAGCGAGACGAGGTAGCCGAGGCGCGAGCAGTGACGGGCAATCGCGCAATCGGCCTCGAACGAGGTCGAGCCGGAGCCGAGGGCGATGTCGCGATCGGTGGGCTTGTTCATGCGCCTCCTGTTGCGGCGAAGAGGGAGGGCTGCACCGGCAGCTCACTTGAGATCGGGGCGACCTCACGCTCCCACGTCCCGCCGACGACATGAGCAATCCGCGCGCGGGCGAAGTCGACATGGAGCGGGTCGAGCTCGATCCCAACGAAGCGCATCCCCTCGCGCATCGCGGCCACGCCACCGGAGCCGCTGCCGCAGAACGGATCGAGCACGAGGCCCTTCGGCGGCGTAATTAGCCGCGTCAGGTAGCGCATCAGATCGACACGCTTCGGCGTCGGGTGAGTATTCTTCCCGGCCCCGGCCCCGGCCCCGGCCCCGGCCCCGGCCCCGGCCCTGCCGTTGACGGTGCCAGGTGCCCCTTCCGCGCGCCCAGTATTCTCTCCGCGGCTACGCATCTCAAAATCGTCAAGCCCCGCGTCCTTCTCGGCTCGCGACGCCTTGCTCGTGAAGAAGAACCGGGACGCGCCTCCGGAATCACCGCGAGCCGTTGCGGCGGAATCGATCCCGCCAAACATGCCGCCCGCGTAGTCAGCGCGATGCACGCCGCCGCCGCTCATGCCGGGGCGATTGCCGGATTGCTCGTCGAGGAGGCGGACGGGGCAGTCATCAGCGCACATCCAGCGCTCGGTGCCATTAATGCCGAAGTGATCGCATTCGTCCGAGTGACTCAGCACGACATTCGACGGCCAGCGTCCTTGACCCATCTTGTCCAGGTATGGAGCGAGCGAGGCGGGGCCGTTGTTGAAGTCTTGGTATGCGGTGCGCCCCGAGTTCTGATCCTGGCATGCGCGTTGCGCTGCTGCTGCTGCTGCTGCTGCTGCTGCTGCTCTATCTCCGTCGTCGACCCATCCGATCCGAGTCGCGTCGATGTTGAGCGCGCCCGTGCCGTGCCGCAGGATGCATTCCGCGATGGTCCCGCCGAGTGGCTTCCGGCAAAGGATCCAATGTTCGGCGGCGGGCTTGAGCGCGGTCCCCCAGCCGTCCCAGGCGGCAGAGGCGGCAGAGGCGGCAGAGGTAGCGTCGTACTCGGGAGCGAACGCGCCAAGGGCGTTGGTGTTCGCTGACGCGGCTCCGTTCGCGCGACCGACGACGGGTCGCTCGTCACCGTTCCGCGCATCGATCAGCTTCGAGACGTTCGCGCTCTTCGGGAAGCCAGTCGCGAATAGATGGACCACGACGTCCCGGATCTCGAATCCGGAATCCTCCAGCGCCGTCGCCGTCCAGTGCGCCGTTCGCGGCAACGCCCAAACGAGCGCGTGTGCTCCAGGCTTCATCACACGGAACGCCGCGGACATGATCTCTGTGAGCCACGCGACCCACTGCCGGCGGCCGCCCTTGTCCCCGTCCCACGCGCGGCCCATGAACGAGATCCCGGCAGGCGGATCGGTGACCATCGCGTCGACCGAATCGGACGGCATGCCTCCGAGCGCGAAGAGAGCGTCGCACGGAGCCACGCACCAGCGCGCGGAGCCGTCGAATACTTCGGAGAGTGACGTCACGGCCACCCCTGCGTCCACTTCCACCACGAGCGCCCCGTGAGCCCGCAATGGAAGACCGAGAGCGCGAGGTCCTTGGGGTAGCCGTCTGCCGCGCCCACGAACTTCATGCGCGAGCCGAGCTCGATGATGTGCGCGTGCGGCGCGACGATGTCGTGCATCCAGTTCGAGCCAACGCTCGCCGGGGTGAGCATCAGGATTCGCGCGCCTAGCTTCATCTCGTCGACGCACTTCGCGGCAAAGCGCGGGATGTCGCCGAAGGGCGGGTTCAGCCAGAGCCAGCCGCCCGTGTGGGGGCGCGAGTGCCAGGGCTGGCGGAGCGCATCGGCCTTCTCGTCGTAGAAGTCCGGGAAGACGCAGTTCGAAGCGCTCGCGGCGAGGTCGAAGAGGATCGGCCCGAAGCGTTTCTCGACCGCGTCGAGGAACTCGCGCGGCGTGCCGTACGTCTGCTCGGACGTGTGCGGCTTCTGGGCGGGCATCTTGCGCGGCTTGGCCATCAGTGCCCCGCCCCCAAGTTGATCCCGAGCACGTCGCACACGAGCCAGGTGAGGAAGCGACGGAGCATCAGGAGCCCTCCGGAAGCGTGACCATCGGATCGCGAGGCGGCGGCAGCGTGTCCGCGACCGCGCGCTCGTCACGGTCCGTCGACGGCGGCGAGTAGCCGAGGTGCGTCAGGTCGACGACGCGCACGCCGCACTTCCGTGCATGCTCGGCCTCGATGGCCATGCCGGGAGAGACGCGTCCGCCGAGGAGCCAGACCTCCGTGCAGCACTCGACGAGCGCGCAATCGAGCGCGAGGCCCTTCCCACGGAGCTCCGGCGACTCTTCCCAGATCCCCGAGAGCGTGATCCACGTCGCGACGGGGTTCGCCCCTTGGAGAGCCGCCCACGCGACCCAGCGCGCGGCGTTCTCCCGGTTCTGCTCACGGTCGGGGCCTGAGCCGAGCGGGTGAGCGATGTACGTGAGCCTAGGCTTGGACAACTTCGACCTCCTCCGGCGCGACACCCAACTCGAGCGCGATCTCCTTCCGCGCCTCGAAGGCCGATCGCGTGAACGCGCAGCCCGCGCCGACGCCGCGGCAGTTGCCGGTCCACCACACGGGGCCGGACGGCGGGGGAGAGAGATCGGGGCGAGGGTCGGTCACGGGTGCGCCTCCGGCATCGGCTGGTCACCGGCATCGGCTCCGTCCAAGCCCATCACGATGGCGAGCGCGGTTCCGTGCGAGAGCACCAGTGCGATCCCTGTGCTTGACGGCACGAGGCGCGCCAGGATCGTCGCGTTCGCGCTGAGACCCATTTCCACGAACATCTGAAGCGTCTCCCGGGCGAGCACGCGATTGAACGGCTCGCCGAGGCAGAGCTGTGCATCGGTGCTGATGCTCGTCTTCTCGGTGCGTCGCGATGCCCAGAGGACGAGATCGCCGAGCGGCGCGCTCGCGTGACGGAGCGTGTCTCCGGCGAGCAGATTCGCGAGCCCTTCCTGAACCGTGATCGGTACCTCGTCGTGCGCGACGCGCTGCCCGTCCCACTCCCATGGGCGCACGATGAGTGCGGCTTGTCCGAAGCGGACCATCGCCTCGTGAGCGCCTACCCGATATACGGCGGTGACCCGGATGTCGTACGGGTCGACGAGAGCCTTCGGGGCTGCTGTCGGATCCATCAGCTTCGCTCCAATCGCGCGAGCAGCGCTCGATAGCTCCGCGCCCGCTCCGAGTTCATCTTCGTGAGCGTCGCGGTGCAGTTCACCGACGGCCGGTGGTATTCGGCATAGACCTCAGCCGCCGCCGTGAAGCTGTCCCCGCGCAACCGACACCGATGCACGTGCCACCCGAGCGTCCTCACTCCGAGCCGTGCCGCGAGTGCAGCCGTCTCCGCCGACAATCCGACCGACGCCGCGAGCTCTTCCGGTGTGACGCGGTACTTCGGATTCGGAACCGCAGACACGAACCGGTGCAGTTGCCACGGCCCAAGCTCGCCAGCCGGGCCACGTAGCGCGCCGCTCTCGACCTCGACCATCAGCCCCGACTCCCATTCGGCGGCCGTCGTCGCGAGCGCGACGCACTGGTTGAAGGTCCAGCCGAGCTTGACGTCGAACGGCTCGGCAGTGCACCCGGCGATGATGCCGTCGGCGAGCCAGCGGAGCCGCTCGAGCCGCGACTCCTCGGTCTCGTGACGGTGCGCAATGTCGACGCGATGCTCGTGGTAGGTGACGAGCTCGGCGGCGAGACGGTCGGACGTCACGGGGGCGACGGCGACGGACGCGGCGAGGAGGATGGGGAGGGGGTTCACGTGCCGGTCTCCTCGGGAAGCGGCTTCTGACCGAGCTTCGCCCTGAGCTTGTTCAGGTCGCGCCTCCAGTGCGGATTGCGTTGCGGCCCCTTCTGGGCGACGGGTCCCGTGACGGACGGCACCGAGCGAGCCTCGCGGATCTCACGGAGGGCGCGACCTGCGCTCGTGCGTAGACCGGTGAGGCTGTCCGGGATCGTGTCCACGAACGCGACGAGCTCGAGGTAGGCCTGCGCGAGATTTTGCGCGTCGGGGTTCTTCCCGGCGACGAGGACGCGCGAAGCGAACGCGCGAGCGCCGGCGTGGTCGATGGGCATCAGGTCGACCTCATCGGGAACGGCATCGCGCTCGCCTTCAGGTAGAGAGGGTGAGCGGGCGCGTCGTTCTTGTTCAGCTTCAGCGCATGCGGCGTGACGCCATATCCGCGAAGGTCACGGAGGAGCATCCCGACGACGCTGGTGCCCGCAACCTCCGCGTCGCCACCGAGGTTCCCCCATCCGCACACGACGATCGCGGCCCGCTCGGCTTGCTCGAGGACGTGCCGAAAGTTGTCGGGGCCGACAGCGATCGGTCCTGCAGGGACTTTCTTCGGGTCGGTCTCACGCCACGCGCGAACATTGACGACGCGACACCAGCCGTAGCCCCACCGCTTCGCATAGGCGATGCACCGGGCGACAGTCGGGTCCGTCTCCTCCGCGGTAGCCGTGCTCGGGTTCGCTAGGATGAAGAGCGCGTAACGGTGATCGTCGAGACCGGTGGGCCACGCGAGGACGTACCGGTAGCGAAGGCACGGCGAGAAGATCGCCCACGGATTGAGCGGGCCGGTGGGCTCGGCGAAGAGCGAAGCGGTGGCGCTCATGCGACCCTCAGCGTCGGAAGCCCGAGGGCACCGTGTGCGAGGCGCGCCGAATGCTCGGCGGAGGCGAGGGTGCGGAGGGCGTTTTCTAGGGATGGCTCCCTACAACGCTTGCGACCCACGGCGTTTCCGTGCGCTGCGATGCGTAGCGGAACACCAGCTTTCCCCGACGGATCGACTCTCCGTCTACTTTGAGGTGCTAGTGGGGTAAATCCTGTGGGGGTTCGAGTCCCCCCCTTCGCACGAAAACACGACTCCGGCTCCCTAGAATTCTCCCTAGATGCCGCTACCGGCGGGCGGCCTTGAGAACGGCCTCCGCGGCCCGCATCGTGGCCTGCGCGTACCTGTCCGTCGTCGACGAGCGCTTGTGGCCCGCAAGATACTGCGCACCCGGAAGATTCCCCGACTCCTCGAGCCAGTGAGTGATCCGTGCGCCCCGAAGGTGTTGCCCGCAGAACAGCTCGGCCCGCTCCGCCGGCAGCACGTCGGCCGCCGCGAGCTTCAGGTGCTCCCGGTAGTCGTGGTGCCCGAAGATGAGACCCTTCTCGGGACAGATCCGATCGAGCGCCTTCCGAGCCGCCGCCGAAAGCGGGACCCGTCGCGCCTGCCGTGCCTTGTCGAGCTCGCCCGGGATCCGAAGGTGCGTCGCCCTCTTGCGGTAGTGCTCCGGCACCGAGAGCAGATCGATCAGCTCGGGCCGTAGCCCCGTCTCGTACTGAACCTCGAACCGAGCGCGGATCGGAAACTCGGCAACCTTCTTGCTCGTGCTCCATTCGTCGAGCCCGGCGAGGATTGCGCGCGCCTCCTTCGGCGAGATTGGGATCGCTGCCGCTCGTCGCCGCACCGTCTCGCCGTTCTCGTTTCGATACGTCGCGCCCGTCGAGCGCTTCGGCACCGTCGGCACCACGACCGGCCCGATGAGCCGCTTCGCTGTCGCCCACGACGTGAAGCCGCGGAGCGCCGAGAGTTCCTTCTTGACCGTGGTCGCCTGCACGGCCGAGAGCCGCGCCCGCATGTACCGGTCGCACTCCGCGTCCGTCAGCGAGTGCATCCCCGGGAAGAACGGGAACCAGTGAGAGCGCGCATAGTCGAGGTAGCACCCCACCGTGCCCGCGTCGTGCGTCGGGATGAGCGAGTCGAGCCATCGGGTTACCGATTCCTCGAGTTCGCCGACTGCGCGGACTTGAGCGGGACGACGTTGCTCCGGTCGTGAGACTTCGCGGGCGTAGATCCTCGCAGCTTCGCTCGCAGCTCGTTCAGGGTCCGCGGTCCCGGTGCTGCGTTCGATGTCGCGGCCTCGCCACCAGAAACGGACGGTGTAGCTGCCGCACTTGTCGCGGGGAGGTCGGAGTTTCCAGCCTGAAGACGGGCGAGCCATGCGTCGAGCTCCGAGCGGAGGAAGCGCAGGGGACGCGACGGCGGGATCTTCGTCAAGACTGGACGCACGTGCCTGTCGAAAGCTTGTGGAGAGAGCTTCACGTAGGACGCGGCCTCGCGGTGGGTGAGGAGAGGGGACTGGTTCACTCGGTTTCCCTCAGCGCGTCGCGCGGTGGCACCCCGGCCCTGATTTGCCGATACGCCCGGCCGTAGGCGACGCCCTTGATTTCGCACGCGAGGGCTAGCGGGACCCGTGCCCCGTCAATCTCGACGAACATGGTGCTCCGGCGGTTACGAGCTTGCTCCTTCGCCGTCGCCCACCGCACATTGCCCGGCTCGTAGTTGCCGTCGTTGTCGATCCGATCGATCTGCATGCCAGCAGTCGGCGGCTTACCAACGTCTTTGAGAAACTGTTCGAAGTTCGCATCCCATTCGGGGAACACGCGGATGCCCCGGCCACCGTAGTCTCTAAAATGCGCGGCCTTCGGGTTGTTGCAGCGCTTGCGCATTCCCCTCCAGGTTTCGTAGAGCGGATGCGTCTTATGCCAGTCCGACAACGGAGGTCGAGTGAGTGCTTCGCGCAGCGACAGCCCCGCGCGCAACCTGCACTTCAGCGCGTTCTCCGTAAGCCCGGCAGATGCCGCCCACTCGCTGCGCAGCCGAACCGCACCGTCCAGCTCAAGAACTGTTTTGCAGCCGACTGCGCTCACGCCGTCCGTCCCATCGCCGCGCGGCAGGCGGCCACCTTCTCTAAGACCTCGGGCGGCACGATCCAGAATCCCAGCGCGCCTGCGCAGGGGATGAACGGAAGCGGGCGCACGTCGCGAAGCACGAACGAGAACGCCCCCGGGATCTCCCACGGACTCTGTCGAGCGTCCGCACGGTTCTCGCGGCAGTCGATGATCCGCGCGACGCCGACGATCCCGCCGCGCTCGACGTGGTCGCGACCCGGCCATTTGTCGTACACGGACGGGTTGATCTCGATGACGGTGGAGATGCCGTCGACGCACTCCTGCTTGCCGAGTCCCTTCGACGCGTGGATCAGGACCTCGCCGCGGTAGCTCGAGCCCCAGTCGCGGTTCTCGACATCTTTGCCGGCGTGGAGGATCGCCCATGCCCAGGGCTGGCGAATGGAGAGGGCTCTCACGCCGCCCTCGGCATCGGTTGCCAGGCGCCGAAGACGAGCCTGACCGGGTCGGGCGACGGCGTTCGGAGATCGACGAGCAGGCACTCCGCGGAGCACGCGACCTGCCAGCAACTGGGCTTGCCTTCCGCCTGGCAGACGCGAACGAAGGCGCTGGTCGGCGCGTCGCAGACGCAGCACTTGGATTCCTCTGCCGTCGCCATCAGTGGAGCCGCACCCCTTCCGCCTCGCGCCCATCCTCCTCTTCAATCCGCCGCCACACCTCGTCACTCAGGTGCGCGTCCCAGAGCGCCCGCCCGAACTGCTCGAAGTAGAGCGCGACGGTGAGCCGGTCGAGGTAGTACCAGCGCGTGAACAGGTAGACGATCATCGCTGTCGAGAGACACGCGCCACCGATCGCGAGGATCGCGACGACGAGGTATGCGGGCGGAGCGGATAGGAGGGAGGCGATCACCGGTCCGTCCTTTCGAAGAAGAACATCACGAGCACGAAGAGCACCCACGGCGCGAACGCGACCGCAGTGCAGAGGAGCGCCGTGCCCCAATCGCCGGTGGCGCTCACCATCCGAAGAACTCCGCGAGCGCCACGAAGAGCGCGAGGAAGGGCCAGGCTAGAACGAAGAGGACGATCACGACATGCGCTCCACTCGCGCCTTCATCGCGATTGCGGCCATCTGAAAGAGCTCGTGGCTCGTTTCCGCGATAACGATCGACCCGTCGGGAAGCTCGAACCGGAGCATCACGGAGGGCTTCCCGGACTGCATCCCGCGCAGGAGCAGGGCGGCTTCGATGGGCGCCGTCGTGTGGTGGACGACTGCGCCCTTCGGGATCGGCGTGAAGTCTTCCGGGCCTTCGAGCTTGATGCTCAGGACGGGCACTGGGGAACCTCCTTCAGAGCGCGGTGCCCTCGGGAGGCCGAATCGACGCGGGCGCCAGTCCCGTGAAGATCCCCGAAGTGACCGCTTGCGCCGCCACGCCCACGGTTTCCCGTGAACGCACCGTCGCCGTTTTCCCTTACGCGGATCAGCGACGTCGGCACCGCCGGTGCTCTCGTCTCCCCGCTCGGCTTTTGGAAGGCTCCGAGCCGAAGCCCGGGGTGAAGTGCTGCATCGCTCTCTCCTCGGGGCCCTACACCCGAGAACTCCCCGGCTCCCACCGGGGCGCGGCTTGCTCGGCGCATCGAGCCTGGAACTACCGCGGGAGAGAACGATTCGACCGCTTGGTTAGCCTCTGCGCTGACAACGCTGGCGGTCCGGCGTCGCAGCGCGCCGGGGAGTCCTTCGGTAGCAAATGCCACGGGCCTTCTCGTCACGGGCGCGTCCGTCCGGGCAGAACTCGCCTCACCCATGGACGTGCGAAAGCATCCTCGGTCCGCCGAAAGAACCTCGCGAGCGGTGGTGCTCAAATGCGCCGCGTGACAATCGGGTCCCGCGACATCCTCGCCCCGGGTGCCGTCACGCGCTGCTACTTCCATCGCGTTCAGCGTCACGCGGTCCTCCGCAGCTGTTCGATCCATACGCGGATCGCTTGCTCGTGCGTCTCAACCGGGAGCCCTTCCAACATCCAACCCGGCACCCTTCGTGCGCCTTCGTAGACGTCCTGAAGATGACGAAGCGTGCAGCCGAGCTCGCGCGAAAGTGATCGCCACGTCCAGCCGTTCGCGATGGCGAAGTCCACCATGGCGCACAGTTTGCTCCTGGCGCAGTTGTCCCATGCGACACGACGATCGACGGCACGACACTTCGCGGGCGGACGAATCGCAGCGTCGAGGGCGGTGGTCAGATCGTGGACGCTCACGCTTCCTCGCTCGCGAACGCATCGATCGCGTCGCCGAAGTCATCAACCCGCGACGCAACCGCCTGCGAGACCGCGAACTGGTAGTCCGCCTCCACGTCGTCGTCGTTCGCGTTCGACTCGGTGAGCCAAAGAAGCGAAAGGCCAGCGGAGAGGGCGGCGCGGGACATTCAGGCGGCCTTTCCCGCGACGGGTTTCGCGAGACAATGACGCCCGGCTCGTCCGTAGTGCTCCGTGCTCCCGCAGAAACGGCAGTGCCCACGGTGCACGGTCCCGCTGACATTCAGGAGGCGCCCGGCGCGATTGTGCAGCTTGATGAAATACAACTCAAAGGGCGCAGCGTCGGTGCCCGGGTCCACTTCATGGAGAATGAGGAGTCCCGGGCGGTTGTCGAGTTGCGCGAGTCTCGCGATCCACCAACGGATTGCCGGCGCGGTCCCCTTGCCCAGGTGCGAGTACAGACGCGAGAGCGGGTTCTCGCTTCGCCCGACATAGCGAATCTCACCGCTCGGCTCGGTGAGCGCGTAGATGAATACCGGGATCGCGCGAATGTCCTGCGTGGTGAAGCCAACGCCGCGAGCCATTCAGGCCACCTTCCCAGCAGGCTCGGCCTTCTTCGCGTCGTACCGACTCGGCTTGACCGGCAGTGGTTCCGGTTCCGGGTCCCGCGGCTCCTCGCCCCACCACGCGACCGGCACGAAGTAGAGCCCCTGGATCTTGAAGAGCAGGTCCCGTCCTGGAATGAGATGAGCCGTCAGAATCCGAGACGCGGTGGCCTGCTTGACGTCAAGCTCGCGGCCGATTTCGGCTCCGCTGATGTCCCATTCGCGCCGGACTGCTTCCAGCCGTCTACTCGCCCTGGTGTGCTTTGGATCTGCCACTGGAGAGTCAGCCTAATACGCATCGGGTATCATGTCTAGCTGGTATGTGCCGGCAATCGAAACGAACGAGAGATACGCTCTCGGTATGGCCCAAGCGAAGAAGCCGGGGGGCCGAGGCTGGAAGCAAGGCATCGATCCGAAGTTCATCGGACGGCGAATTGTGGAGCGCCGCGAGATAGTCCGATTGACCCAAGAGCAGCTCGCCAAGAAGGTGCAGCGCGCCCAAAGTAACGTCGCGGCCTACGAAACGGGTGCATCGGTACCGAATCTGGCCGCGCTTCGGGACCTCGCCGTGGCTCTTGAGACCAGCGTCGACTTCCTCATCGGCGTCGATACGGTGCGCGCGAAACCCAGGGTCGGCCAGGACACTCCTCAGCCTCCCTCGGGCATCGTGGAGTCCCGGCCACCGGTCAAGATTTCGCCAGGACGGTAACCAGGGGGACCGCCGGGCGAAAAATCGACATGGGCACCGTCATACGCGCTGGACATGATACGCAGCGGGTATATGATGAGGACATGACGAACACGACGCCCGCCCCGACCACCGCCGTTCAGTCCCTCCGAATCTCCCGCCTCCTCCGCGGCGCCCGTGAGGACCTTGCCATCGCCGAGCGCGCGCAAGCCGCTGGCTGGACTGGCGACATCAACGGCTCGATCGCCGACCAGATCGTGAAGCTCCGCGGCCACGTCGCGATGTGGGAAGGCAAGCTCGCGGTTCTCGGAGGTGCGTCGTGAGCCGTCTCCAGCTTTGCCCCGCCGGGTATCTCTGCCACCGCCCCGGCTGCCGTTCCCCCGCCATCGTGGCCGACGCCTCCGACCGGGAAGACACGTACTGCGCCGACCACGGCGCCGATAGCTACGGCATCGACGAACTCTACGCCGTCACGCGGAACACCGACGCGGCGGGTGAGGTGCTTGGGGTGGCGCTGGATGGGTTCGCGAACGGCGTTCGGTGGGCGCAAGAGGCGAACGAATACGAGGCCTCCACCCCCGCTCTCCGCGAAGGGAACGGCCGATGACATACGCTGAGCTCTCCGCGATCCTCAGCGGCTCTCGCGCCCTTGCCGACGACGCCGTCAATTCGTTCGTGCGCGCCTTCAGCTTGATCCGATTCGGCTACTTCGATTCGGCATTCGGCGATCTCATGCTCGCTGAGTTGCGCGCCGATCAAGCGATGCTTCTCGACCGAATCTGGCGCGAAACCGACAGCACGGATGCCCCATGAGCCACCACCTCTACCTCCTCCGCGCGGTCCCCGGCCTCGTCGAAATACACGAGGCCGCCGACATCGTTCTCACCGAGCCGCTGCCAACTCGCGTCCGTTCGCCGCGCACGGCTCAGCATGCGGGACTGCTCCACATCCTCGACCAGCGCATGGCGGTGACGTCGAGAGCCCGAGAAGCGCGGCAGCGGATTCGGCCGGGGTTTGTGGCGGTGTGGGGCTGAACAGGAGATGAACATGGAACAAGACAACGAACGGGTACAAAGAACGGGGGATGTGATGAGCGCAGAACTCTTCGCCGCCGCGCTTCGCATCGTCGAGGACGCGCCCAGCATGTGGATGGAAGTGCCGCGGCAAATCGAGATTGATGGTCACCGATTCGCGTCAGTCACCGATGGCCATGCGCTGATCCTGATCCGCGATTGCGACGCCGCGCCCATGGATCTTGAGCCCGCCCCGCACGTGACGACGGCAGGCTACATAGCGAGTCTATACACCGAAACCTACCCGAACATCGACCACGTCGATCTTGCCGAGATCATCGCGTGGCTCGGCACGGGGCACGAGTGCAACTGCGAGTTCTGCGGGTACGAATCCCGGTCAGAGCCGTGTCTGTTCTACGGCCAACCGTTTGATCGGCGAGTGCTCCGATACGCGCTGCCGAGGATCGGGGGAACGGTAGCCGTCGAATGGTCTGGAAAGAAGGCGTCGCCGATTCGCGTGACGGGTGACGGCTGGATCGCCGTGCTCATGGGACTCCGCGACATCAACGGCGCCACCAAGCCGGTACCGGTGTTCGACGAAACGATGCGCGCGGAGGTTGCGTGATGCTGACCATCGACTCTTGGCTTTCCGCTTCCCCCCGCCGCTACATCGCCGACGTCCGCTCGTTCAACGGTTGCGTTGATCTGACGCTCATCGACGAGCACGGATTCCGCGTGCCGGCGCGCGGCAAGACGTTCCTGGACGCGCTTGCCATTGCGCTCCGAGAACATGAGCGGGCGAGCATAGAGGCGCGAGCGGAAACGGATTTGGAAGATGAGCGTTTCTTGGTGGCGCTTTCGGTTGAGCAAAGGAAGGCGGTTTGATGTTCGACGAGGATTCCAGGTCCGAACCCTTCCGCCCGCTTGGCCCCGGCATGCGACCGCTCTCGGAGCTTCCGCGCGCCTGCCTCGGGGACATCCTGGCCGTCAATTCGGCGTCGGGGAGTACCCGCATCGTCCGCGTCGAGCAGCCGCCTGGCCACTTCGGAGGCATCGCATTCTATGGCGTCGACGGCGCTCCGGTCGATGCCGTCGAGTGGCGGGACGCGACCGACGAGGAGCGCGGCGGGTTTGAGGATTACCTCGGGAGGGTCGGGTGATGGCCTCCGTCGACCACCTCCCCACCGGCTTCCTTCGCCCGCTTTCGACGACGTCGAGGACGCTCCGCGACATGGCCCGCGCACGCTGGCGCGAGGCCGTCGACTGCAAGAACCGCGGCGACGAGGACGGCTATCTGTCCCGGATGGCCGACGTCCGCGCTCTCGACGAGCAGGCCACAGAGGCGCGGGTCGCTGAAGACGAGCAGCGCGTCGAGGTCGCGAGGTTCTTGCGGCTCGCGCTGGACTTGCAGGCGGCGGAACGACGGAAGGAGACCGCGTGATCTTCCCGGTCGTCTCCGTCACCACGGACCGCACCCTGAACGCGGCGACCGAGTGGCTTCTCTCCGAGCTCGGCGACGCGCCGGCATCGATCGAAACGATGCGCGAGCGAGCTGCGAAGGAGATCGCGAGGCCACGGGACGCGCTGCACCGGGAGTGGAGCGAGACATTCCTCAAGGAGACGGAGCGCTATGCTCGCTGAAAGCACCCCCTTCGGGCTGCCCCTCGGCATTCACCGAAACATCCCGAATCACGTCTATCATCAACGGCGGCTCGGGCTCGTCTCGAAGGGCGCGCTCGAAGCGATCGGGCGTTCGGCGAAGTTCTACCGCTCGTGGCTCGTGGAGCCCGACGAGGACACCCCCGCTCTCGCCTTCGGTCGCGCCTTCCACTGCGCGCTCCTCGAACCCAAGGTCTTCGCTGAGACGTACACCGTCGAGCCCGACTTCGGCGATTGCCGGAAGACGGACAGCACGACGAAGGAGGACGCGAAGGCCAACAAGATTGCCCGCGACGCCTGGCGAGCCGAGCATGAGGGTCACGAGTTCCTCTCCGATGCGGACTCCGGCGCGATCTACGGCATGGTCGCCGCAATCCGTGAGCACGAGCTCGGCGCGCTGATCCTCCGCGACGGGGAACCCGAGCTCTCGCTCTCCTGGAAGGACCGCGAGACCGGCCTCTTCTGCAAGACGCGCCCCGACTACTACGTGCGCTCTCAGCGGATGTGCGTGGACGTGAAGACGACGCTCGACGCCCGCGAAGAGTCGTTCCGGCGCGACATGGTCAAATACGATTACCCGCTCCAGGACGCGCTCTACCGCGAGGGCTTCGCCAGCGTGGGCGAGCCCGTCGAGCACTTCGTATTCCTCGCCGTCGAGAAGGTGGTCCCGTACGACGCGATCGTTCACACGCTCGACGGGAACGGCGTCTCGCTCGGCTACACGCGCTCGCGTTCTCGGATCGAACGGATGGCGGAATGCGCGAAGACGAACCGCTGGCCCGGCTACGAGCCGCGGATCAACACGATCGAACTTCCTCCCTGGTACTGAAAAAGGAGACCGAGACGATGAGCACCAAGCAGCAACAAGGCGAGATGCCGCTCGACGCGGCGAAGAGCGAACCGAGGACAGAGGCGGCGCAACCCGCCGAACAGGAGGCCGAACCGAAGCCCCCCGAGCACAACCCGGAGGACGTCAAGAAAGCGCTCGTCGCCGTCACCGACGAAGAGGAATCGGGCGGCGCAACGCGCGCGCTCTCCGCCTACGGCAGCGAGACGGCGTTCAAGGCCGCCTACCGGATGGCCAAGTCGATCGCGTACGGGACGCTCGTCCCGGCTGCCTACCAGGGCGAGAAAAATATCCCGAACGTCATGATCGCGATGGAGCTCGCGAACCGGATCGGCGCCTCGATCATGATGGTGATGCAGAGCCTGCACGTCATCCAAGGGCGCCCGAGCTGGGCCGCGCAGTTCCTGATCGCCACCGTGAACGCCTCGCGGAAGTTCACGCCGATCCGTTTCCGATTCTTCGGGAGCGAGGGCTCGGACGGCTGGGGCTGTCGCGCATGGGCGAAGGATCGCGAGACCGACGAGGAGTGCGTGGGCGCGCTCATCACGATCGGGATGGCGAAGGCCGAGGGCTGGGCCACGAAGAGCGGCTCGAAGTGGAAGACGATGCCCGAGCAGATGCTCATGTACCGGTCCGCTGCGTTCTGGACGCGCATCTACGCGCCGGAGCTCTCGCTCGGCATGCAGACGACCGAAGAGGTCATCGACACCACGGGCTACGAGGTGACGGACGCGCCCGACGGGATCCGTCCGGGCAGCCCCGCGGCGCTCGAAGCCTCGCTGCGGAACGGGTCGGCGACGGCTGCAACGGTGGAGTGATCCATGTCAGACCCCACTCCCAAGACCCGCACCCGCCGCCCGCTGACCATCGGTACCGCGCTCGACAAGCTCATGGCCCTGGAGCGCGAGAAGCACGAAGCGCACGTGGCCATGCTCCTGGCGGCGCACAAGAAGCACCTGGAAAAGCGCGACGCCATCCTCGGGCAGCTCTCAGCGGAGGACGCGAACAAGGTCGTCGAGGCCGTCAACGTCATGCTCAGCGGCGACGATGACGACGAGCCGCAAGCCGGTTCGATCGGCGGCTTCGGCGTCGACCCGAAGGACTCGGCGCGGCTGCTCGAGCTGCGAGAGCTCATCGACGAGATCGGCTGGCCATCCTTTGCAGCGGAGGAGGCGGCGGATTACGGCGGGCGGCTGCTACAGCTCGCCGAAGAGCGGCGCTCGCTTGCTCGCAAGTGGTACGCCTGGGACGGCGAGGCGGAGATTCCCGCGGACCTGCTTGCGCTGCTCTCGCAGATCCATGGAGAGGTCGCAAACCCCCACCCCGAGCCGCTCCCCGAGGACGGCGCGCGAGCGGTGAAGCCGGAGATCCCGGAGATCGACGGCGTCCCGCCCGCGTTCCGCCAGCCTGTCCCGCCGCCGAAGCCGGGCGAGCGGATTGAGGTTGTGCGGAAGTGACCTCGCGCCTCCTCCCTTGGCTCCTGGTCGTCGCGCTCTTCTTCGTGGCCCTGCGGCAGGTCATCACGTGGGCGTGGCTGCCGTGGCTCATCTGCGCGGGACTCGTCGTCGTGATCGGCGCCCTGATGCATCTGATGGGAGGCATGTTCCGGCGATGATCAGCCCGAAGCCCGCTCCCCAGCACGTCCACGTCTCATGGTGCATGACGTGCGGGGCTCCGATCATCGCGGAGCTCACGGCGGCGCGCGCGATGACATCGTGTCCGAACTGCCCGATCGGAGCCGGTCACGTGAGGACCGCGCACTACCGACTCGTGCCACCGAAAGAACGGAGCGGCCGAAAACCGAGGAGGAACCGAAGATGAGCGAAGCAGTGAATCACCCGAAGCACTACAACGCCCACCCGAGCGGGGTGGAATGCATCCAAGTCGTGGAGCACATGACGTTCAACGTCGGCAACGCGATCAAATACCTGTGGCGAGCGGGACTGAAAGGGTCGGCCCCGCTCCTCGAAGACCTGAAGAAGGCGCGCTGGTATCTCGACCGCGAGATCCAGCGCGTGGAGGCCGCGTCACATGCGTAAGATTCTCGACCACGGATACGTCGAGCTCGTCGAGTCCTGGGGCTCCGACCAGGCGATCGTCGAAGCCGCCCGGATGAGCACCGGCAAAGGCTTCTTAGGCTGGGGAGGAGGTGCCTGTCCGGATACTCCGCACGACGCAGAGTGTCGCTGCAAAGGGACTGGCACTCTACCTGCCGGAGACGAGAAGCTACTTCGCTACCTCTACGAGAATGCCCACGCGACGCCGTTCGAGTTCGGCGGGCTCGTCATCGAGGTGCAGGCACCGATCTTCGTCTTCCGCGAATGGCACCGGCATCGGACACAGAGCTACAACGAGATGAGTGCACGCTACGCGCCGCTCCCTGCGTTCGACTACGTCCCCACCGTCGAACGCTGCCTAGTTGGCGGCGGGGGGAATCGCCAGGCCGGCACCGTCGCGGGTGCCGAGCAGCTCACGACGGAGGGCGCGGAGGCATGGCGTGCCGAGCTCGAGAAGTTCTACATCTGCGCCGAGTCGCTCTACCAGCAGGGCCTCGCAAGCGGCATCCCGAAGGAACTCGCGCGGCTCGTGCTCCCCGTCGGGCGCTACTCGAAGATGCGAGCGAGCGCGAACCTTCGCAACTGGCTCGGCTTCCTCACGCTCCGGATGGCGCCGAACGCCCAGGCGGAAATCCGCGAGTACGCGAAGGCCGTGGGTCAGATCGTCGCGGAGCGGTTCCCGAGGACGTGGGAGCTGTTCGCGGGGAAAACCGTTCGATGACCAAACACCCCAAGATCCGCCGGTTCGCAGAAGGGACCGACGTCAGCGTCGATCGCTCCCGCCAGGAGATCGAGAGGATCTGCCGCGCGCACGGCGCTTCCGGCTTCGCCTCCTCGTGGGACAAATCGGCCTACGTCATCATGTTCGAGCTCCGCGGCCGTCGCGTGCGGTTCGACGTCGGCGCTCCGGACACGAAGACGTATCGCGATACGAAGCGCTGGGAGGCCGAAGAGCGTCGAAGGTGGCGCGCGCTCCTGCTCATCCTGAAGGCGAAGCTCGAGCTCGTCGCGTCGGGTGACACGGACTTCGAGGCGGAGTTCCTCGCGAACCTCGTCCTTCGCGGAGGGCAGACGCTCGGGTCGACGTTCCTGCCGACGCTGACTGAGGTGCTCGATACCGGGACAATGCCGAAGATGCTCACTGCGGGGACGCCGTGAGGCGCAACCTGGCAGCGCTGAAGAAGTCGCACGAGCCGCTCGTTAGCGTCGTGGCCGTCTGCAAGGCGATTCAGGATGTGCAGCGTGCGACGACGAAAGAGCGCACCCCGGAGTGGTACGTGTTGAATCGGGCGCTTCATGCGGTGTGGGCGTTGCCGACGAGAAAGGCAATCGCCGATGGCTGAGCGGGATCGATCCAGCGCGGAGAGCCGTTCGGGGATGAAGCACGGTGCTCAGTTGGTCTCTCGGATAGGCCGCTACCTGGATCGTAAGCTCCTGAGTCTCGCGCTCTTCGCGTTTTGGTGGGCCCGCGGTGTCATCGCAACGGTGCGCGCGCGGCGAGGAAGAGACTTCCTTCCGCGAGAGTGCGACATCATCGACCGTCGCCCAGGCGTCTACACGGAGTTGGATCAGGCAGAGGATAGAAGGCGCGTCCTCGCAATGGATCTGGGTCAAGAGAAGGAGCCGCGCGAATGAAGCAGGGCACTCAGCGGCGTATTCGTAGGTCCGCGCCACCTGTTTGCACGTGTGACCCAGACGATTTCGGGATGGGCCACGGCGCAGGCTGCCCGGTTGGCGATCAAAATGGCAGGCAGACGGTGCGTGACGCGATTCGTGAGATGAAGGCGCACGGAGTTCCGGAGCCGTTGCTACGCCCGGTTCGGCGGTGGCTTCTGACTCAAGAGAAGAAGGCTCGCAGATGAAGCACGGATGCACGGCTGTCCCCGGCGAGAGCGCGCCGGTCAGTTCTAAGCTGCCACCGGGGATGTTCTACCCGCTCGGGATCTACTTGTCCGAAGACGGAGGCGAATGGCTCGTGCGCGACCACTGCGGGCAGAGCGGGCGATTTTGCGTCATCGGGCCTTGGACAACGGACACGATGGCGTCGTTCAAGACCATGGCCGAGGCGTGTGTGTTCATCGTCGAACGCGCTGGCGCGGGCTCCTGGGAGTACAGAATCAAAACCGGATCGGAGGCACGTAGATGAAGCACGGATGTACGGCAGGTCGCACGAAGAGGAGTCCAAGATGGTGAATCTAGAGACAACGGTGCCGGTCAATTCTGAGCTGCAACTCGCCGAGGCCGAAGGCAAGGTCGCGACCTTCGAGCACATCGACAAGGTTCGCGAGCTCCTGCGGCTCTTCGCGAACGAGCTCCTGGCGCGCGGCGAGACGCACGATCGCTCGAAGCTCGAGCCGGCGGAGTCGGCTGTCTTCGCGGAGTTCACGCCGAAGCTCAAGGGCTGCACCTATGGGAGCGACGAGTACCGCGGGTTCCTTGCGGCGATGAAGCCGGCGCTGGACCACCACTACGCGAACAACCGGCACCATCCGGAGCACCATGCGCCGGAAGATCCGAAGCTCGGGATCGACCGGATGAATCTGCTCGACGTCTTGGAGATGTTCCTCGACTGGCGCGCGTCGTCGATGCGGCACGCGGACGGGGACATGGGGAAGAGCATCGGGATCAACGAGAAGCGGTTCGCGATGAGCCCTCAGCTCGCGAGCATCTTCCGGAACACGCTTCGGGATCTTCAGGACGGGACGCTCTCCACGAACAAGATGAGCGGGACTACCTCCGAGCGAGAGGGCGCGTAGATGAAGCACGGCGCGCGATTGAATATCTCGCCATCGAGTCCCGTCGTACCTGGACCATGCAGACCCGATCTCTCGAAGACGCCTGTCACTCCTACGCCCAACACTCCCGCGCCCCGGGCACGCGCGCCTCGTACCTCCAGAAGATGGTCCCGTTCCGCGCGTTCTGCGCAGAGCGCGGCGTCAAGGCCGTGCCCGCAGAGCCCGAGACGGTGCGTCTCTACCTCGCCAAGCTCGCGGAGAGCGGACTCTCGGTGTCCACCGTGAACCAGTTCCTTTCCGCCATCGGCGAGGCTCACGAGGTCGAGGGGCACCTCTCGCCGCGCTTCCACCCCGCCGTCCAGCAGGTCTGGAAGGGCATCCGCCGGACGAAGAAGGTCCGCCAGGTCGGCATGAAGCCGCTCCTCGCCGAGCACATCAAGAAGATGCTCGCGGCGACGCCGGACGTCTCAATGCTGAACGCTCGGGACCGTGCGATCGTCGTCTTCGGCTGGGCCTGCGCGATGCGTCGGCACGAGGTCGTGGACACGCACGTCGAGCACGTGACCTTCCACGACAAGGGATTCACCGTGCTCATCGAGCGCTCGAAGGAGGACCAGGAGGGCAACGGCTTCGAGAAGATAGTTCTCTTCGGCAAGAACGAGGCGACGTGCCCCGTCCGCATCCTCCAGCGCTGGCTCGCCGTGTCCCGCATCACCGAGGGACCCATCTTCCGCCCGGTGAACCGCTGGGGCCGCGTCGTCCAGTACGGCGAGCAGCAACGCCTCTGGCCGCAGTACGTCGAGAAGATCGTCAAGCGCCTGATGACGAACGCAGGGCTCGACCACAAGGGCTACGGCGCCCACTCGCTCCGCGCCGGGTTCATCACCCAAGCCGCGCTCAACGGGCACACCGAGAGCGAAATCATGCGGCACTCGGGCCACTCGAACACCAAGATCGTGCAGCGGTACATCCGCATCGCGAACCTCGACAAGAGAAACACCACTGAGGACATGGGGCTATGACGCAAGCCGGAGCCCTCTACAACGAGAATGAACCATACGCCGTTGAATGGCTCCAAAACCTTGAACGCGCGGGGCACATCGCCGCCGGCGCAATCGATCCTAGAAGCATCCGTGCAATCGCCGCCTCCGATCTCCGGGGGCGGCGACAAGCCCACTTCTTCGCGGGGCTCGGCGGGTGGTCGCACGCGCTCCGCCTCGCCGACTGGCCAGACGATGCTCCGGTTTGGACCGGGTCCTGTCCCTGTCAGCCGTTCTCGCAAAGCGGGCGCAAGAAAGGCTTCGCCGACGATCGGCACCTGTGGCCAACGTGGTTCAAGCTCATCGAGGAGTGCCGCCCTCCAATCATCTTTGGAGAACAAGTTGCGAGTCCTGACGGTCTCAAGTGGCTCGATCTTGTTCTCACTGACTTGGAAGGAGCGGGTTACGCCTTCGGGACGAGCGATCTGTGCGCTGCGGGCATCGGGGCTCCGCACATCCGACAACGGTTATACTTCGTGGCCGTCGCCAATGACGAACGATGCAAAGGGCAGCGCCTACACCTACGCGCAGGGCAATCACGATCGCCCATCGCTCAAGTTGCTCGGGGCGGCACGGCTGGCACACTGGCCAACGCCAGCGGTCACGAACGCGGAGAGGGGCGGAGACGCCCGGCGGTGGAAGGGCGAACAGAGCCTCGGGGGACGTCGGAGCAATCTTCAGGATGCCGTGATGACAGCGCCTGGTCCGCCGCCGATTATCTCCCCTGCACGGACGGAAAAGCTCGCCCAGTTGAACCCGGAACATTCCCGCTGGCTCATGGGGTACCCGCCCGAGTGGGCAAGCTGCGCGCCTACGGAAATGCCATCGTCCCGCAGGTCGCGGCGACTTTCATCCGAGCTGCTAGGTCCGCCATGATTGAGGTGCAACCATGAAACCATTGTCCGCCGATCAGAAGGTGTTTTTGACGGAACTCGGGAACGCCTACCCGGATCCGATCCCGTCGCCAAATCGCAACACGACCCTTTCATCCCTGGTGCGCAAGGGTCTTGCGCGAAAGTTATTGGTACCACGGAGCCGGTTTCTGGACGTGCATTTGACCGCCGATGGCGTGGCTGCCCTGGAGGCGATTGCACCCGACACGTACGCCCGCGTGGCTCAGGCCGTCGCGACTCGCGCGGGGGTACCCAAGTGACGAACGAGATGACCGCCGCGTGGCTGGAGTCAATTCTATACCAGGCCAAAGAGGTTGACCGGGCGACGTTGCTCGCATTGCTCAGTGTCGTGGCCTGTTTACGTGGGGCTAGGTGAGCGGATCTACATGGCATCCCTGAAGCAGCACGACATCCAAGACACGGCGGAGCCCGTCACCGGAGAGCCGATTCCTCCACCTAATCCGTGGCGCGAGCGTTGCTATCGACAGCGGAGGGAACTGAGAGCGATGAACCGAGCCATGGCGGTTCACAAGGCAAACGCGGAAGCGTGGGCTCGTGAGGTGGCAGAATACTACGGTGTAGACCGCGTGAAACGATATCGCGATCTGCGATTCTCCAGAATGGAAGAAGTGAGGCGCCGTGAACGCGCTGAGAGCGATGTTCGTAAACTGGAAGCCGAAGTTACGAGGCTAGGTGGCGACCCTCTACGGATATTAAAGGTGCAACCGTGAAGCAGCAAAGGCCGGCTGTCCAAAACTACCCCGATACGAAGGATGCAACACCATGACCCCCGACTTGTCCTGCACCGCCATGGGCGATCGGTTACGGAGACCGTTGGTGCCGCCGGTCTGTTTCGCGGACGTCGAGTCCACGTTCGGGTCGCTCATCGCGCACGGTCATCTGATGCCCTTGGCGTTTTCTCGGGAGGCGATTGCGGGGATGAGCTGCGATGGGTTCACGCTGTTCGGCGTGCATCTGATCGACTGCGATCTGAGTCGAATGACATTCAGCGGGGCCGATCTGAGAGGGTTCTCGCTCGTCGGATGTCGCCTCGTTGACTGCGCGTTCGATGGCGCCGACCTCGCCGGGGCCTATGTTCATGGCTGCTCAATTCGCCGATGTTCATTCGATGAGGTGCGGCTCTCCGGCGCGGAATGGTCCAGGAATACGCTCGCTGAGTGCGTGCCCGCGTGGATCGAGAATTTGCCTGACAGCTATCGCAACCAGGTGAGCGGATCTGGGGTTCAGCCGTGAAGCAACACGCAACGGCAGACCGCAACGATCGGAGCATGTGAATGGCAAGCCCTCCACCTATCGTCTTCCTCGACATCGATGGCGTGCTGAACGACGCCGCGTTCCTCGACAAGCGAGACGCCGAGCTCTCCACCCTCGCCACCATCCTCTCCGACGCCGCCATCCAGCACGACCCCCACAAGGGCACGCTCTCGCTCGCGGAACGGGCCCAGCGGGCGGTCGACGGGTGGCAGGCGATGAGCGATGCGGAGGACGCGGCACAAGCAGAGCTAGGCGCCACTCGTGTCCAGCTGCGGCGGCTCGTGGAGGCGTTGCCGAGGTGCGTCCACGTCCAGGACTTACACACGAACCCTCGGAGCTGCCCGCGAGCGGCAACGAAGGGGCCACAAGACCAGGACGACCGTTTCCTTGGCGACCTGTGGTGCGACGAACACGCGCCCACGGACCGGGATATCAGGGATTGCGACTGGCTGGAGGACTTACCGTGGGGCGACGTGATCCGCGAGCTTGCCGGCGGCGAAGGGGGGATGTGATGCAAGGCCAAGACCCGAGCGGACTCACCGAGGACGTCGCCAAGCATCTCGGCTATTTCATTCTCGCCGTGAACCGCGGAGCGTTCGACGACGCGGCCGTGCACGATCGGCTAGCTCGGTGCGCGTTCTTTTCCAATGTCGCGTCGCAGCTAAGCGCGGCCGTCAGTGCGGTACGCCTATGCGCATCGCGCGCGCTGAAGGAACCGGCGTGGACACCGGAGACCGACCTTGCCGGCGGGGGCGGGTGATGAAAAAACGCGCCCGCGAAACCCTCGGCGAGCACGTCCGCCGTCTTCGTGTCGAGCAGGCGATGACCTTGCGCGCTCTTGCTCGTCGGGTCGGCGTCAGCGCCCCGTTCCTGTCCGACTTGGAGCACGACCGGCGACGTCCGAGCGAGGCCACGCTAAAGCTCATCGCGAACGCACTGGATGCGCCACTGTCTAAGTTGGCGGCGCACTCGGTCGGGCGGGATGCACTGGCCATCATCAACCGCGATCCGGAACTAGTCGAGCTCCTGCGCGCCGTCATGTCGGACCGTTGCTGCCGTCATCTCGTGCTGGACGCCGCGGGTATTCTTCCCAAGTCGGGCCGGGGTGGGTGATGCGCGTCGTTGACGTCTCCGTCGGTGGCGCCGAGCACTCGGGATACACCGCGTTCATTCCCGAAGGCTGGCTCGACTCGCTCGCACTCCGTCGCGTCCCGGGACTGGAGCGCGTCACGATCCCGATCCTGGCGATGCGGGACCTTGCCGCAGGGGTCGGTGACGGTACGTGTCTTGTGAGGAAGTGGCCCAAGTCGGGCCGGGGTGGGGAGTGAAACGCCGCTTGACAGCTCAGGAACGGAGGCGCATTGTTTCAGCCGTGAAGTCGATCCATTGACAGTCAGCCCGTCCAGGGCTCCCCGTCGCGACGACATCACACATTTGCGTCCCTAGCTCATCGGCAGAGCACTCGGAGGGTCGCGAGATCACTCCGGGAGGCACGAGGTTCAATTCCTCGGGGGCGCTCCGGGACGTTGGTTCACGACGAGATTCCGCTCGTCGGGCTTTCGTCGTGGACCCGTCCCGGCCAAGTGCGAGTAGCTCAACGGCAGAGCGCCAGGCGTAATGACCCTGGAGGTTGCAGGTTCGATCCCTGCCTCGCGCGCTATGGAAAAGCTGTATATCGTCACCCGTTCTGACCTGTCCCCGGGCGCGCGTTGCGCTCAGTCGTGCCACGCGATCCGGCTCTTCGCCGAAGAGCATCCCGACGCGGATCGCGAATGGTATCGGGGCTCAAATAACCTCGTCGTCCTAGAGGCAGAGAACGAGGGCGCATTGATGGGGCTCGCGGCAAAGGCACGGAGCGAAGGCATCGCGGCATCAGAGTTCCGCGAGCCAGACTTCGCCGATGCCGTGACCGCCGTGGCGCTCGGTGGTGCCGCGAGCCGTTTCCTTTCGTCGCTCCCGCTCGCGCTGAAACCGAGGACTCCGATCCCGAGGATAGCGAAACGCGAGCCGTCGATCTGGGAACGACTGCGCGGGTTGCTGGCCTAAAATGTGAAACGCCCGCTGACCGGTTAGGGCCAGCGGGCTAGAGGGGCATTCCCGACCGAGGACGGGCGACGGCAATTCAACCCGACATTAACAGCCGGCGCGCTATTAAAGCGGAGGGGCGAAAAGTTTAACTGTGCGTCCGCCCTCCGCCTGAATATACATATACAGGAGTCCCCGTGAACTTCGATCACCGTCACCCGACCCGCGTCGAGTTAGAGGCCGCGTGGGCCACGCTGCGGAACGCTGGGATAACCGCAATCGCGAATATCTCTCTCGGCGAACTCGGCAGCATCATCGCGGGCGCACCCAACTATTCCGATGCCGAAAGGCGCCTAGCTTCGGGTTTGCTTGTATGTCGGGCGGCGCTCGCAGATGCGCTGCGCCAGGGGGCGCCATGACCCGCCGTTCCGCCCCCGGCGACCATCCTCGCACCCAAACTGGTGCCGCCATCCTGCTGCGTCCTGAGAGCGCCGCGCAGCGAGCCAGATGGGAGTCGGCGGCGAAACGGGACGGGCGTCCGCTGACACAGTGGATCCGGCGAGCGCTGGACGATGCGGCAGCCAAGTGGCGCGAACCCCAAAAATGATCGAAGCCGCCGACCCCTTGCGGAGACGGCGGCAATTCCGACCGAGGACGGGCGGGGGCTAGGTGCGCGTCACGATCCACGCAATCGACGCCGCCACAATCGCCACGATCCCCAGCGTCAACGCAATGACGACCGTGGCCCAAGGCGGCAGCTTCCCGAGCTTGACGCCTTTCTTCCAGGTCACGGATAGTCCCGACGTAGCCGGCGGCTCCGACTCATGCTTCGCCGGAGCATCGACGTGCACGTGAATCTCCGGCGAGCTCGGCTGCTTGGCCACCTGCGCCTTCAGTTCTTCGATCTCATGCCGAGCCGTGTCGATGTCCCACTCGGAATCCTTCGGCGCAGGCTCCGGCGCTCCCTTGCGGGCGGCGTCGAGCAATCGATCCACGCGGTCGAGCGCGTCCGTGACTTTGCTACGCATGGCCGTTCCCGCTGCCGCGCCGCTCATGCTCCAGCGTCTCCAGCATGACCACACGTCCCTTTAGCCGCTCCCTGTCGTCGATGAACGAGCGGATCTCCTTGGCCAACTCCTGAGCCGCTTTGGATTGCCCGTCGAGCCGACCCGCCAGGACTTCGTGGCTCGCGACCAGCTTGACCATGCTCGCCTGGACTTCCAGGCTCGACGCTCGCACCGCAACCGAAAGCTGCGAGAGCGCTTCGATCATGGCGTCGAGCGGGTCGAGCATCGGGCGGTCTTTGGGTGTGATGCTGCGATCGGTCATGCGGCCTCGGGTTCTGGTGGCGGCGAACGGTCGGTGTCCGAAAGGGGGAACTCCTCCGGCGGCGAGTGTTGCAACCATGCATGCATGGCCGGGAGCTCCTCCAGATAAGCGACCTGGGCGTCCTCGGCAGACTGGTACCGCCCCGGGTTCGCAGTGAAGTAGCCGCCCGCACGAAGGCCGGCGACGAACCCATGGACGTCACCGCGGCTCGCCGCGTCCACGGCCGCCTGATACCGGTTCGGCGTCGGCGGGTGAGAGGCAACACAGAGGAATGAGACGTAGAACTTCGCCCCCGTCAGCAGGTCCGGCGACGCCGCGAATCGGTTGTTCGGCCCCGGGTCGAAATGGACTTCCTTGCCGTCGATGATTTCGGACGCGGAGAACGACGTCCACTCACCGGTAGGCCCGACGCCCCGGATGTTTCCGAGGTTCCAACAAAACATCTTTGCCCATCGGCCCGTCTCAAGCGCCGATTGAGCGACGAGGCAGAGCAAGAGCCCGCCTGGGATCTCGCCTCCGACCGTCGACTCGTACGCTTCCGAGATGGCGGCGATGACGTCGGCAATCGTGCAGTGCGTGTACTTCGGGGGCGCGTAGGCGATCACTTGGCCTTGCCTTCCTCTAGGAGTCGCCGCACCTCCGCCGCCGAGAACTTCGACGACGACTCATGCGCGGCCCGAGCGACTTCGCCGCGCGGGATAGCCGGTGTCGGCTCCTCTTCGGCGTCGATCTGCTTCGTCAGTTCCGCCTCCGTTCGCACGAGCATCTGCCGCGCGAGTCCGCGGTCTTGGTCGAACACCTTCAGGACGTGGCGAACGGTATCGCGGAAGGCGCGGGGGAGGCTCACGCTCGCCGCTCCCGCCATATCCTGCGGCAGTCCTCGAACAGCCCGAGGCCGAACAGGATGACGACGCCGAGCAACGAGAATGAGCGAGAGCGGTGCGCGAGTTTCACGGCTCCGCCGTTCGCTTCATCGGCTTCCGCATCCCAAGGTCACCAATCGGCGCGTCGGAATCGCAGCCGCTCATCGAGCAATGGTAGTGCTCGTCGCAGCACGTGTGAGTGGAGTCGAACGGCATGCACGAGACGCGGAGAGCGCCACACGGCATTTCGGTGCCCGGTCCTGTTTTGGGACCGGGGATGTGGCCGCCGCATGAGACGAGCGAGACCGTCTCGGCCGCGAGGACCGCGAAGCCGGCGAGCATCCCGACGACGGTTCGCATCGTCGGGAGCTCGATGAGGTGCCAACGCTTCACGGTGCCGCGAGCCTCCGAGCGGTTCTCGCCGCGGGGTGCTGCTTCGCCGCCCGCTGCGCTTCCGGGTAGTCGACGTGGAATTCCGCGTGCACCGTGCGCCCGAAGGCCTGGTTCTCCTGGCCCATGCTCGCGTAGATGCGGTAACCGCCGGGACGGAGCGCCGGAGAGACCGCGCCGTGCAGGAGGCCCAGGAAGTCCGTCGGCACGCTGTGCGGGTTCGACGGCGCGAAGTACGCGGGAAGGAGGAAGTTGCTCACCGGGACGTGAACCCCGCCGACGTTCTTCGAGTACTCGTCGGCTTCGACGGCGTCGCACAGCTCGTAGGCATCGATCCCGCCGTCCTTCGCGTTCGCCCAGAGCGTGCAGAGCGGATCGAGGAACATCTCGCACATCTCGTGCGAAAGCGTCGTCGATACATTGCACCCCGCATCGAGCGTGTCCTTGACGAAGATCTTCTCGTATGGGCGGCCGTCGGGATCGAGATCGTGGTACCCGAGCGCGCCCGCTTGATCGGCGTGGTCGAGTAGCACGGCCTGAAACGCGTCCGCGTCGGCCTTCTGTCCGCCGGCGAGGAACGTCACCGTCGGCGCCGTCTTCTCGTGGGCGGGCGCGACGTCGTCGGTGAGCTGCATTGCGCAGGCCGTCGTCCACGTCTGGACGTCGGAGTCTTTGACGAGGGTCGAGCGGTTGAGAACTTGGATCTTCATGGGCTTGTGAGCCTTTCGGTGGGGAACGCGGTGAAGGCTCATGGGCAGCCGAGATCGCAGGTGAAGACGCGTGCGGCGCAGCTCGCCGTCTGCACGCCGTAGCGGACGACGTCGCGGCAGTTCGCTTCGCACTCGGCGGCGGTGTGGTTCGGCTTCGGGCACGCCGTCTGAGCGACGGCGCATCCTGAGGCGCAGGGCGGACCCGCGTCGACCGGGGCGGGAGCTGGCGTCACGGTGACGATGGTGGGCGGATCGGACGTCGCAGCAGTCGGCGCGGGGGCCGGCGACGGTTGCTGCGTGCAGGTCGCCGCGAAGAGGGCGAGAGCTACCGCGCGCACGATGCCCTCGGTGCCGAGTTCTTCGCTTGTTCGATGTACGGCGCAAGTTGCTCGATCGTCGCGCAGGCATCCTTCACTGAGAGCGCTCGCGCGTTCGCCGCGCGTGCATGGTCCGCGAGGCAGAGCACCTCGGCGATCTTCGTCACGTCGTCGGCAATTGTCGCGGCTTGCTGAAGCTGCGACGGAGTGCAGGCGGGCAGCGACAGGAGCGCCACGACCAGCACGAGCGCTGCCTTCGCAGCGTTCCCCGCGCTCGGAGGCTTCAGCCCGAAGACTGAAGCTACGGCCGCGGCGAGCTCGACTAGGTCGTGAAACAGCGCATCGACGACCGCCGCGTACGGCGCGAACTTCGGGAACTTCTCGGCGACCCGATCGCAGATGCGCACGAGCACCGTGCCGATCGCCAAATAGGCGAGGATCGCGGTCCAGTGGACAGTGAGAAACATGGCGATGGTGTTCATGGGGTTCCTTTCGTTCCGAGCGCAGCGGTGCTTCCAGAGACGACGACCGTGGCGCTCGCGATCTTCGTTTTGAAGTTGGTCAATTCCTGCGCCTGGGCGAGGGTGAGTTTCGTGACGGCGTTGGGGGCCACGGCGCCCGTCTGCGCGGCGTCGGAAACGTAGAGGCCTTCGAGCTCAAGACGCGCATAGCTGCACCCAGGAACGTCCTTGCCGCTCGCGATCTGCGCCGCGAAGTCCGCTGGGATCACGACATGAAGCCCGCCGCCGACGTGCGTCCCGGCAACCGGCGCGTCGAGCGCGTTGCAGATATCCGCGTCAGTCTGGATGGCCCCGGAAGCGATGAGCTTAGTCGCCATCAGAAATTCACCGCCGTTCCGTACTTGGACCGAATCACCCCGTCGATCTTGCCGTTGCCTCCGGCTGCAACCGAGCGCTCATTCGGGAGCGCGTTGCAGTACATAAGGAAGGCCCACTCGGTGTTTGAAAAGTTCGTTCCCGCAGCGCTACCGATCTCGCGACCGGTCGCCGCAGCCACGTTGCCTGCGCTTCCCGTCGCGCGTAGTGCTCCCCATTGATTGTAGTCGCTCGCCGAGTTGCTTACGTACGCCTCAACGCGGTACCAGAGACCCAGGGTCGGGCTGACGGTATCGACCGTCGACGAAACGAACAACGCGACCTGTGGAGTCACGGAGTTGCAGAAGAGGACGAAAAAGTTCCCGTTCGACGTCGACCCGATTACGCGCCTCGAGTTCGTCCAGGCCTTTAGCTTTACGACCCCGCAGAAGTACGTAGGCGTCGTTCCGGGCGTGCTGAGGTTGAGGCTGGACGTCAGACTGTCGTCCACCCCGTCCGTCGTGATCGACGGAAACCCGTTGAGTGCCGTTTGCGCGTAAGCCGGCTGCTTGCCAGGTGTGGCTTGCCCGTAGTCCTTCCCGTTCCCGCTTTGATCGGCCCACGCGCTGACGCCCGTCGCGAGCGTGACGCCGAAGTCCGACTGCACGGCTTGCAGTACCGTCGCGCCCGTCACCACCTTGTGGATCAGGGCGCCCGCGCCGCTCGTCGTCGGCATGCAGAACGGGAACATCGCCGCGAGCGGGCGAGCGTCCACGTGCCGCGACGACGGCTCGGCGATAGGACCCTTCGGGATCCGCGCGTAGTGCGCCGGTAGCGAGTTGAACGCCGCTAGGGCTGCCGCGCCGGCAATGATGCGACGCGAGTTCATGCGAACCCGTATGCGGCGGTGCACCACCAGTTGGTCCCATCCCACACGAGCATGAGCATGGTCTTGCCCGTCGTGGCAGTGGACGTGGGGACCGGAACGGCTCCGCCTGCGCTGATCACCGTCGTCACGAAGCTGATCGTTCGGCTGCCGCTGCCGTCTTGCGTGAGGAGCAAGAGGCAGGTAGCAGGCCCGCTAGGATTCGTGAGCGTCAGGGCACAGTTGCCCGTCAGCGTGAGCTTGTGCATCAGACCGGTCGTGAAATCGATCGTCTTGGACGTGCTCGAGTTGCCGTCGTCGATCAGTCCATTGAGGACGGCAGTTTTGACGCCAGTGAGATTGTTGTTGTTGAGCGGCACCGCGCCCGCGCAGGTAGCGAGCTGATCCGCGCTCGGCATCGTGTGCACGTGATCGCGACGCGCGAGATGAGGCGAAGTGCCTGCCGCTGCCGTGCTGAGGGCCGCCGGGACCGTCGCGCTCGTGTGCGGATTCGCGAACGTGAGCGCCGTAGTGCCGACCGTGATCGACGCGGCGGCGAGGTTCAGTTCCCATGCGGTATTTGCGTTCGATGTCCCTAGCAGAACAGCAACCTGGCAACCCGCCAATTTAGCCGCATTGTCTGCGGCCGTGACTCTCGTCCAGACTTGCGCAACGCCTACCGATCCAAGCGTCGTGCAGAGATACGGACCATCGTGCGCGTGGTCCGTGCCGTGGTTCATCTGCATGACGTCGCCGGCCGCAACGCTTTGACTGTCGATCGTGGCGGGGGCACCCGTCGCGTTGTAGGTGATAGTCGCGCCGACCCCTGCGGTGCCGTTTGCGTATGTATAGGCGGGGAGTGCGGCAGCTGTCGCGTAGTTGGCGACGATGATGCCGCGGAGGTTGTTGTTGGGGAGGGCTTCGTCGAGATAGGTAGTCATGCGTTACACCGTGCGGTCTTGGATCGTGGCGCCGTTACTTCGGTCGACGATGGCGGCGGAATTGCTACGGTCGTAGAC